CGCGCTTGTGCCGCTAATCAGCATTATGGAAAAATAAGGCTTGGCTTATGGATGCGGCGGGGACCCATGATGGTATACGTCGTATCGTATACGATCGGCCCTACTCCCACTTGCTTGCTATAGAGCCTTTGGAAATGTGCGGACACGTCTGAAAAGCAAAACACCCTGCCCCCAAAAAATTTCAGACCTATTCATCGTTTTCGGAAACAGCTTCGCAGCGGAGTGGGCCGCGCAACTCAGCCCGAAGCATTTGAAGGTCTCGCAAAAACTTAAAGGTCTCGTCGTCTTTCGTCCCCTTACTAGAATTGCAAGATTTACAAAGCATCTGAATGTTGCTCGGCCAATTTGACCCCCCATTAACCAAAGCAACAATGTGATCTGCGGTCATCTGTTCAAAAGGAAAAGGCTTCTTACAGCCCAGGCAAATACCTTCTTGCTCGGCGTAGATGCGACGGCAATCGGCCACGGTGTAATGGCCATCTGCGCCTTTCTTTTTGGCGCGGCGGCGGCGACTATTTTCCTTCACCTTCTCAGTGTTCTTTTCGCGCCAACGCCGATCCTTTTCCTTCACCTTCTCCAGATTTTCTTCGCGGTAACGGCGCCTGCGTTGCTTCTCCTTCTCCAGATTTTCTTCGTAGTAACGGTGCTTGTATGCTTTCTCCGGGTTTTCTTCGCGGTAACGGCGCCTACGTTCCTTCTCCTTCTCGGCGTTCTCTTCGCGCCAACGCCGATCCCTTTCCTTCGCCTTCTCCGGGTTTTCATCGCGGTAACGGCGACCCCTTTCCAAAAGACATTCATGACAGTTCCGCTCACTCACAAACCTCTCCGCAACATGCCCCTTGCTACAAGGCACCCCCGTAAAGTAACGCTTCAACCCCGCTGCTTTAGCCTCCGCACGGCTAATCAGCGGCCTTGCTACATCCTGACACTCTTTGGCATCACATGACATAACTCAATCCCCTAAAAAGCAAAAAAGCCAAGGCGCAATGCCTTGGCTATGTGTTCCTGACGTGTTTGGCGCGGCTATGTGACACCGCCCACAGCCGCACGCGCCTCTTCCACAATCCCGTCCCATTCCTCGGGGGTGAACTCATCGCGGATCACGTCAATGATGGCATCGTTGAGCGTCCTGTAGCCCTTGCGGTCGTCTTCGATATTCGCAATCCAGTTATCCAGCTTGCGGGCCTCAAGCACCTTGAACTTGCGGCTGTAGGTAGCGCGCTTCAGCCACTCGGGGTCTAGGGCGTTTTCCAACTCACGAATCTTGATTTGGTCCGCGATGCTGTCAATCGCCGTATTGATCTCGGCTAGACGGTCACGCGCTTCAGCAACAGTGAGGGGAGGAACGAAGTCGTTATTGTGGATAGTCGTGCTCATAAAAATTTCCTGATGGATAAGGTTGAAGTCGAGTATGGGATTAAAGGCTGGATTACTTCTTGTCAAGCCTAAAAAAGAAAACCCCTACGCCGCGAGGGTCAGCGTAGGGGTCAGTTGGTGAGGAGTATTTATGCCCCCTCTGTAGCGCCACTCGCGCCGGGTGTCAACGCCTTTCGGCGCTCAAGTTCAAAGTAGATACGCGCACACGCTGCCACGTCCACAAGCGCGTCATGCGCACCTACCAAATTCTCCCCGAAGAAGAACTCGGTCGCCTCCCCAAGCGTGGGCCACTTCCAATCGGTAGCGTGGCGCGCACGGGGGCCTAGCAGCCTACAGAGGGGCGTGGACGCCTTCATAGCGCAGAAGGCTCGCTTGCCTAGCAGACGGTCCCGGAGGTCACCCAAGCCACCCCGGTGCCACGCTGTCCGCAGCACCAAGGCGTCGAAACTCAGGTTGAAAGCAACGATAACGTCGCACCGATCCACCATGCCCCCGAACACCCCTAGCATGTCTGCATACGGAACCCCGAAGCGGGCGATCTCGTCAGGACCAATACCATGCACCGCACGGGCCTTGGGGTGGACCGGCTTGAGCGGCGGCTGGGTGATGACCGACACCGCCTGACGGACGTGGTAGCCGCCCTCCCCACTGGACGTGCAGAGCATGGCCGCGAACTGCACCACATCGGGTTGTGCGGGGTGCTCGGGGGCGAGGTTGCGATCAACCAACCCCGTAGTCTCGGTATCCAGAATTAGGATGGACTTCATCCGCATGGAGTAGATGGGTTAAGAGGCCGTTTTCAAGCCCTTCAAAGACGCAAAACCTTCTGCCCCACAAAAAATGGCGGTTTTCCGCCATCTGCCCCACACTGCCCCACTGCCAAAATTCAGTGGGGCACAAAAAAGTGGCGGAAAACCGCCATTTGCCCCACTGCCCCACTGAATCTATCTATCTATAGCTATAGATAGATAGATAGAGGGTGGGGGCGGTATCACTCTATGGCGCGGGTATTTGTAGGTGCGTCTAAATCACATAGATATAGTGGGTGTGCTTAAAACTGTGGGGACAGTGGGGACAGTGGGGCAAATGGCGGAAAACCGCCGTTTTTGTGGGGCACCGTTGCGGGGCGGGAACGGGTCCAGTGGGGCAAGAAACTACCTAAAAACGTAACTCGCGTAATTTTATTGCGTAAACAAAGGCCCTGGTAAATTAAAATATTCTTTGCTCTCCTAAACCGGCCGTTACACAAACCCAACGTGTTTGCCGCCGGTAAAATATTAAATCGTTTTTGCATTTTTTCACGCAACAAAATTACGCTTAAAAATCAGCAAACGAATTAACAATTCGCACTTTTAAGCGCCATAACCCAACCAAAATGGCAATAAAAAAGCGGCGAAGGATTTACCTTCGCCGCTAAAAGCCTTTTCACCCTTTTATAGCCTAAAAAATGTCCGCCACCTCCGTCGAACTGCCCTCGTCCGGGGCTTCGATGGTGATGGCATATGCTCTCGGGCGACCCGCCGCCCAACCCACTTTACACCCCGCGCGCCCATTGTCCTTCTTGGCGATGCGCCCTGCCGCGCGTAGCATGTTACCCAACCGCTTAGCTTCGTGCGCCCCGCCCGACGCTTCTACCAATTTTTCGGCCGAGAGATACACCACCCAAGTATCCCCTTCTTGCTTTTCAGCCCACCCTTGAGCACCGGCATAACCTACACGTTCCTCTTCGCCTCGCTTAACGAAATTGGCCCAGTGCGCGGCAACCCACTCATCAATGCGTTCGATGGCATCTTCGCCAAGCGTCTTACCCGCCTCCCCTTGGTTGAAGATATGCCATCGCTCGGCCACGCCGTCTACGATGGCGGCGTGCGCGACAGGGCCAATAATATCAAACTCACGCGCAAGATCACCCGCGAGACGCAGCAAGGCGAATGTGCCTACTGCGGTGCTGATGACAGCGGTTTCGCGAGGGACAAGCGAAAGCAGTTCCTTGCGAACCGCGTGGTGGCGGTCAAGGAGATGCTTCTTGGTGTACCCCTTCTCCACCAAAGATCGCACGAAGGCCACGCCAGCAAGACCGTGATGTTCTTTCAAAGCGTCGTGGAACGCCCTCCCCCGTGCCGCAGTCTCAGACTCATTTTTGAGTTCTGGAATATGGATGGGAAGCATACGGCTGAGCGTGCCTTGAGGCAGCGGGGCTCCTTTGGCTGCCCGGACGATGTGTTGGGGGCTGTGCTCTGCCGTGCAGATGGCAAAGGCTTCCCAAGTAAAGGACGCGCGAAGCGCCGATGCGTCCTGGGTCATGCGCTCTTTGCCCTTACCACTCACCAGATTGTAAATGAACGTAGCGAGGTCTTTTTGTTCCTTCTCAGACTTACTTCCTGATTCGTCAAGCGCGAGCACCGTCCCGTTGGCCAGGGCCGACACAATCTCAAGCGAATTGGAAGTGGCATTCATGGTCCTGAAAAGGCATTCTTGGTCCTTAAACCGGCTTTTGTCGTCCGTATCTGTGAAAGGATTGGCCCATGCACTTACTGCCAACCTCAGAGAAAGCGACTTACCTGAGCGCGATGCGCCTGAAATCCACAAAGCCGGCGTGGCAAAATCCGAGACTTGAACGAGCGGGCCACAGAATCCAGCCGCTACACCCAAAGCCCACAAGGACACCATCTCTCCCGCAAGATGGGTTTCTAGCGCCTCTTTCCACCCTTCAAGAGTGCCCTTCGTAACTACTTCCGGGCGCATACCCAACCCAGGCTTGAGGCGAATAGCGGCGCCTTCAGGAGCGCCCAAGACTTCACCCGTAGGTGCGGTAAACACGCGCCCCCCAGGCACGGTTTCCCACCCGCGACCAACCGTGCGGATCGGCTCACCACCGTCATCTTGGAGGTAGTCGAGAAAATGTGCCATTTCACGCGGTTTTGCGCGCCAACCCTTGTTAAGAAGTTGTTGTTCTACTTCCTTGCGTCGGGAAAGCATCCCGCGCTGCCACGAAAGGTGTTGCGGCTGGCCGTTAGGCCCCATCACCTTGATCTCAACAGTCAAGTCATCGGAACGGTTATCACACATATACCCAATGACCGTGATGGGCGACCACAGGCGCCGGAAGCCGCCTTTCTTACCACCCCCCTTCTTTTTCTTCTTACCTTTCTTTCCTACCCCACCTTCATCTTCATCGTCTTCGTCATCTTCATACAGCCCGAACCACCAATCCCCATCTTCTGACTTGTAGCCAACTTCCTTACCATTGATGCGGCTAGGCATCGGATATTCGGCCGCAACGTCTTCGGCGGTCGTGACTTTCTTAACAACCGCTTCGTCACCCTCGACCGGCAATTCGATTTCTGCAACTTTCGGCGGTTCGACCCACTCATCAAATTCTGAGTTGAGCGCCTTATCCATTTCCTCTTGCACGCCCGGCTGTTCAAGTGCCCACCGTGCAGCCTCGTGGTAGTCACCATCAAACAGCAACGCCTCGATGTGGTCGAAGGCAGAGCCAACATACCCCTCAAGCGGGTCAGAGGATGACGTGTTGAACATGCGGGTGTTGCCAGCCACAATCCGGCAAGACCCAACTGACCCTGAAGGCGAGCGCAACCACGTCACCCGGCCATCTTCAGAGTCAATCTTATAGTATGGTGACAAGAAGGTATTGATGACCGCGCTCATGGGGTAGGCACGGTTGAAGGCACCGACAACGCCAGGGCGCTCCCAAGCCTCACGGGCAGCCTCCGCGTCGTCGCCATCAAGCACATCTACCTTACGCGAGGCAGCCTTGGCGCGGGCCTCTTCGGCCGTGGTAACAATGCCAGACCAATCGCTAAAAGTCACACGGTCAGAGAAGATGCCTTCACAATAGGTGATGCGTTCGGCAAAACAGTCCAAAACCGGATCAAACGCGCCTCTAGTGAACAAAGGTGGTGCGATGTAGTGAACGCGAGATGCCTGAAACATGCCTTTGTCGATCTTGGGGGGACGCCCAAGAACTTCCGTCCGCGCAGCATACCACGCCTTCCAATCAAACCCGTCCAATCCACGATCAAGCCAAAACCAAACATGGCAGCGAATATCCTTCGACTTAGGCAGACCAGCGGACGAAGAAAGTTGCAAAATGTAGTCAACACCAACAAAATCAGGTCCAAGTTCTTGTTCAATAGCCGCGTCCACCCAAGAACGCGGGTTCGCCACATCAAAACGCGCCTCCGTAACGCCTGCCGGCCTGAAATCATCGAAGTCAAAGCAAACCCAGGGGCAAGGCGCATCCACGATAAGTGAGTTGCGGCGCAGGTAGTAGCGATTATTGTCAAGACGCTTCTCAACAAACGCTTTCTTAATAGAATCGGGGGTCTTTTCGCCCAATTCGGCCACTTTCTTACGCCGATTTGCCTCTAGGGCGTCGATTTCAGCGTCAGGAAGGTATTGGCCGCGCAGGATGACTGCGCAACCGCTCTCTGCTTCAGTCTTGATGATGTTAAAAAGACCCCCAAGGCAAGACACTTCACGTTCTCGCTTTGTTGAATATAGAGGGAAATCTGGCTTACGCTTCTTAAGAACGCCGTTGGCATCGAGAAAGAAGGTTTTGCGCTGCGGTGGGGACTCTACGGACAAAATCGTGATATTGGAGGTCATAATCGTCCTTTTGTGAACAAGTTTAGGGCGTGATAGAGCATCCTCTACCACGCCCTATGGCAAGTGTCAAAGGGTTGAGAATTGCTTAGGGGATATCAAAATCGTCTTCCGCAACTGGGGAACACGATAAGACACGCCTATACATTTTACGACTTTGTTCGTCCGTAAAAACATCGTTGCCACTGGAATCCCAAGACCTATGTATTTCGATAATTTCTGCAAACCATTTACCGCCTTTGACTTCAGGTTTCCAAAATCGACGTACTTCCGTAAAAACGTCAATATCGTAATTGTCTTTCTTCGGATAGCATCTGTTGCTAAAAAGACATATTTCTTCTGATCCTTCGCTCCCGAGCATCCAGTCTATCTCATCTTCGGCGCCTAAGCCGGAATCTGCCAGTTCTTCATAACTATCAAAAGCGTACCGGCGATACGTCAGAGAGCCGTTCTTAAATTCGGTAATCAAGGCCACGTTGTTCTCCTTATTGGGTTTGGGTTTAGATCGAGGCGGCAGATAAGCCCTACCGGATATGCTCCCGTATGCGCGCAGCCACGCGCTCGCAAACCTCAGTCTCTTTTTCGTCAGGCTCTCCACCATCAGGCTCTACAAGGCAGGCGTGTTCTGCAATGTAAATGGCTTGGTTACGGACCTGCTTAAGATGGGCCAGAAAAAACTGTTCCCGCGTCAAACCCATTTCATCTAGGTCTTTCGGGTGAACAGCCCACATCTGAAATGCCCGTTCTTTCAGACTCATGTTGCGCGAGGCTGGGGGGTCGATTATATGACGCCCCGGCTCTGTTGGGTGTCTTTTACGCATCTTCACCACCCCTTTTCTGTTGCGTCGCAATAGTTATAGGGATCGTGGATATACTTACAGTGGAACGCGTTATCGTCTTTCCCACCGCATATAATTACAAAAGGCATGGTTATGTCGTCTGGTATATGAAGATGAAAAACAAGATTGATCGGCGTTCTCTCCCCAAGTTCTTCATAAATTACTTTCTCAAGCCGCTCCCGCTCGTCTTCAGGCGGCTGCCTCTCGGCGTGCCAGATGATCGGGTATTGTCGCATGTCGCTCATGTCACATTCCTTTCAGGCAAAGGCCACCACATAATCGGGTTAGCCACGGTTTCAAAATCAGAACCCGCTACAAACCACCAATCGGGAATAGAGCAATCCTCATCCACATAAGAACCACCCCACTCAACGATATGGAAACCATCTTTCGCACGGGCTAAGTCTTCGCAATGAGCGCCGTAAACCGTAAGGCGACGATCATCGTGCGGATCAACGTAAGGGTCTGCCAGATGTTCGCAGTAAGCCAAAATTGGCACGCTCTTTGGGGCTTGCTGCATGGGAATGCCGTTCCCCCACCAATCAGGCTGTATAGAATTGTCACCCATCTACCAATTCCTCCACCTTCCCACGAGCGCGTCGGATCGCCGCTTCCCAACCCATAATTTGCTCGATACGTTTTGCATAGTAGTAACCATCCGGCGCACCAGCAAGCGAATCCAAAATCGCTAGAACGTCGTCAAGTGGGATTAGTTTTTCAGTCACAGCAATTCTCCATCTTGTTTTGCCAAATCGCCCAAAGCCGCAGCGCGCTTCTCCCTACTCCACCCAGCCGCCGCGCGCAAGCGATAAACAATGTCCATATCACGCTCGTAGCGACGTTTAAGAGCGGGGTGGGTCGGAGTGCCATATTCGGCGCCAATGTGGGCTTCAATATCTTCGGCAGCCTCAATCGCCAGCGCCTTTAGGTTTTGCAGTTCGACAGGCGACGGGCACGGCCCGACATACGAGTTCCAATTTGCCGTGGTTTCAGACTTGCTTGCCATCAGCCGCCTCCTTGATGGCGGCGTCGATCTTCGCCCGCCATTCCTGTGCGAGCGCCTGCCCGACTGCGTGGCCTTCCAGGGACGCGCGCCCCATCAGGTAGGGCAGGTCTGCCCATAGGGTGTCGAGCGCCGAGCGCACGGGGTCGGTTGTTTTTGGTGAAGTACAACCCTCAAAGCCAGGAGGCGAAACCCACCAGCCATTGCCACGCCACTCGCATACACCAATAGTTCCGTTATTCTTGCGCAGCCAATGCCACCCATCCTTCTCGGGATTAAGTGGGACGCCGGGGCGTTCGGGGTCGGGCCAAGAGTTATCGGTCATTGTTCATAATCTCCTTTTCAATAATCTTAGATGCTTCAATTCCAGCCTTACCCTGCCCAAAAATCGAAGCAATTTGGGCACACCGCTCACGCTCACGCATAGCGACGCTAGAAGCAAACTCAAAAACTTCGGCTGGCGTTAGGCATGGGCCAAGATACTCCTTATGCCCACATTCTTTCCATTGAAAATAACAATCGTATACGAGCCACTGTTCGCCGTCTGACTGCCAAAAAATAGGTTCGCCACCAACCCAATGCCACCCATCCTTCTCGGGATTAAGCGGGACGCCGGGAAGTTCGGGGTCAGGCCAAGAGTTATCGGTCATTGTTCATAATCTCCTTCTTAATCTCTTTAGCAACCCACTCGCAAGCTGAAACAAGCCTTTCTATTTCAAAAGGCATGTTATTCGGCGCACCCCTAGCAATCGCGGCGGCGCGTTCGTAGGCGTTCTGTTTGCCTACTTTAATAGAGAGTTCTACAAGGGCATCAATTTTGGCGGGCGTTAGGCAAGGGCCGACGTAAGAATAATACCCTGACGTAAACTCTGGAGTCTGCCAACCACCACCATAATCGTCGCCGCCGCGAAGGTGCCAGTTATTAAAGCCGGGGCACCAGTAATACGGCGCAGGATCGTCGCCGCTCTCTTTTAGCCAATGCCATCCATTTTTCTCAGGATTAAGTGGCACCCCAGGCTTCTCAGGATTAGGCCAAGAATTGCTCATACAATCTTTCCTCCCTTAAAAATGTCGCTTTGCATCCAATCGCAAAGTTCGCGCATTGTGTCTTCATCCCCCTCCATCCAGTCTTTCAGCCAAGTAACTACGTCGTCTCCGCGCCGATTAACCGGACCAATAGCATATTTCATAGCCTCTAACAGTATGCCGTGGCTATAGTCCGCTTCTTCGCACTTTTTGAGCAAATCTTCAAGTTCTTTTTCGGCTTCAGCACCATAAGCGCCCATTCTCTTAATCATTTTGCGAAGCTGCTTAGTGCTCATGGCCAAACCCCAGCCATTCTTCAGCAGAAAACGATTTGTTATTTTGCTTTTCAATCGGTGCGAGGGCTTCAGCTTTCCACTTGCGGCCAGATATGCGATCCTCAAAATGCCGCTCCTTGTCAATGCAGAGCGGGCAATAACTGGCAGCAGCCGTGTCTCGATTAAAAGACATATAGAGAAAACTACGCCCGCAGCCGTCGCAAACTTCTCGATCAGCCATCAACCATTCTCCTTCCGTTTGAAAACTAACCAATATCCACCGTCGATCTGCATTGCGGCCCATCCGTATTTGACGGCGCCCCAAAGAAGAACATTCTCAACAGGCACACCAGCTTCTAGCGCGCTGCGCACGAAATCAACTTTCTGTGTCAATTTCAAACACCCCATCAACAATCTTCAAGCACACCGGCTGGCACCCATCAAAATTACCACCGCGCCTGAAGTAATCTTGCCCACCATCAACAAACACGTCCGCTGTCTTTGCCTGCTTAAAGTCACGTCGCCACTGAGAGAAGATAATCTCTCCCGTTTCCATGACTTGAATGGCCATCCAACGGGTGTCGTAGGCGACGGTATCGGCGTTGGCGATAGTATATTCGTTCTGGTGTGGGTTAAAACGCAGCCCGAAGTAGCGGTTTTGATGAATGCCGTTTCGTGGCGAGGGAGTGTAGAAGACGCTGTAGGGGTTTGACCACAGACCGTCCTTGGCCTGAAGGGCGAGGTCAGCAACGTAAACCGCTTCTGGCTCGATATGGTTGCGGACAAACGGCAACCACTTCTGCGGGTCGTGGTTCCAATAGGAAAAGGTGATGTTAAGTGCCATATCACTCAGACTCCCAAACAATGCTGGGCTTAAAGTTTTCCGCAGCTATCAACATATTAGCATAGTTTACAGCGGCTTCTTGAGAAGCGGCGGTAAAAATATCCTCCCAATGTGTGACGGGGCCAAAAGCCCTCTCTATGACCCTTGCTCTCTCCACTACATACACAAACGGCCCCGCATGTTTCACTCGATACCGTGCCATCTTATTCTTCCTCGTCCCACTCAAGGCACCCAACCATATTCTTTACGCCGCCATCCGTAAAAGAATAGCCCCAAAACTCGCCACTGTTGTCGCCATCAAGCGAGCCGAAGCACACTTGCCCCCGGCAACCACCCTTAAGCAGAAACTTCTGAATGTCAGTCTGCCACAGAAAGTCCATGTGCTCTTGGCGGTCGGAATCAAAGCGCAAATATGCCTGCCCCCGATACCAATTTACGGGTTCATAATCGACGGGCCACTTTTCCTTTTTGGCTCGTTCTTCGATCTCCTGCGCGGTGTTGATAGGTATAACCAACCCATTCACGAGGCACTTAATCTGCCAACCCATATCTTTTCTCCTAATTTTCCACTTGCGCCCATCGCGCCGACCCTGTATGAACCCACCGCGCCTTGGTGTCAAGGCGAAAAACAGCGCACAGAAGGAGACATGAGATATGGACGCAGAATGGAAGCGTAAGTGGGTCGAGGCTCTTCGGTCAGGGGAGTATAAGCAGGGTAAGCATCAGCTTACGGACGGCGATGCTTTCTGTTGCCTTGGCGTGCTGACCGACCTTTACATCAAAGAAAACGGGTATGCGTGGGGCAGCGATTACGTTGGGTCGCGGCCAAAAGACGGGTGTTTGTCCTATATGGTATCTTGTGATGTTGGTTTGGACGACTATGATCCTGTCGTAGAGGGACGAGCACTGTCCAGTTGGAATGATTTTTCCGACGCAGACTTCAACCAAATCGCTAACCTCATCGAGAAGCACCTTTAACCGTTCTTGCAACAAGGAGAATACCCATGACCGCTAAGAAGAAGCCTGCTACCCCCACGACTACGGCCGCTGCCAAGCCCCCTAAGCCTCGCGCGCACACGCTGCGGATGGTCTCATTGGATGACTTTGGCGACCTCGACATTATGTTCAACAGCGAACACGATACGCCAAACCGTATCTATTTCCGCGAAAGCGGCGATGATTACTCCATGTTTTACCTAAACACACGCCAAGCCAACGCTCTTCTTGAGTGGTTGCAGGACGTGGTGCCCCTCATGGTAGATGAGCCTTCCGACCCTACCGCCCCGGTGGTGCGCGTTGTCGCCTAAACGGCGCAACAAAGGTAATCTGCGCCTCATGCCCACCGGGCCTGGGCGCGATACCTTGGCAGCAATCGCCAACGCTAAAAATGTCTTGCGGACACGCGACGTAAGGGCTATAGCGTTGGTGATTGTTGAGCCTAATGGCGAAGTAGGAACGCTGTTGGGCGGAATTGAAGACGGCCACGCTCACCAGTTGAGTAGCGGCATTGAGATTTTGCGTAGGCGCTTTAACGATTTGACAGGATAGGAGAATGTGTGTGACAGAGAATAGCGGTGTCCAGAAAACCACCGAGACGGTGGGTGACGCACTGCCCCGCGCGATGGCGCGGGTGCGTGATGAGATCATGCCCGCATACGCAGCCATCGGGCCGGCTGGCGTATGGGCGCTGGGCTCGATGCGGTTTGATCTCGACGCGGCGGCTCGCGCTATGGCGGCGGGCGACGTGGCCGGCATGGTGCGCGCTCTGCACGAATTGAGAGGGTGGAAACTGTGACAACTAGTCCGAATACGACCGCGCCCATCCCGCACCACCAGCTTAGCCCCGGCGATGTGCTGCGCTGGCAATGCCCGATTTTTCCCCATGTGGTTCACCGCTGGCGCGTGTTGGCGGTGTGCCTTGGCGGGCAGCGTGCAGACGGGCGATGGACTGAAAGCCTGATCGAGGTTGAGAACGTCTCTCATCAGCCCGGCATCACGTCCAACGGCGTGCAGGCATCCGTGATGGCGATCCCGGAGGTGCTGACCCGTCAATGCGTCATCGAGGATGTGGGCGACGCTTTCGGCGTCCCGTCTGCCAGGAGGTTCGCAAAGTGAGCAATCAGAAAACCACCCTTTACTGGAAAACCCCCATCAAATCAAACAAGGAACAGCCGCAATGAAAACCACTCCCATTCGCAAAATACCCATTCTCCCCGAGCATTGGGCAACCCGTCCTGACGTAAGAATGCTTTACGGACCAACCTACTCAATCGAGGCATCCAAAACTTGCACCGAAGAATGGTCTATCGTATTCCTGATCGCAGATGGACACCACGTTGCCTATAGACTTAAGGTAAACGAGTCTTATGGGTATGGAGGCTAAATTGAATAAGCGCGCCCTTATCACCGGCATCACCGGCCAAGATGGTGCTTACCTCGCCCAATTTCTTCTGACGAAGGGGTATCAGGTCTTCGGCCTCACTCGGCGTTCGTCTAGCAACGCTCCGCTTTGGCGCCTCGACTACCTGCAAATCACCGACCGCGTGAACCTCGTAGAAGGTGACATTACCGACCTCACGGGCTTGGTGCGGGTGCTAGAGGCATTGCAGCCCGACGAAGTGTATAACCTAGCCGCACAGTCGTTTGTCGGTCTTAGCTGGTCACAGCCGCTTCTCACGGCCGATGTGACGGCGATTGGTGCCCACAACATGCTTGAGGCGTTGCGCATGGCCTCTCCCTCGTCACGCTTCTATCAAGCCTCGTCTTCTGAAATGTTTGGTAAGGTGTTCGCGCACGCCCAAAATGAAAACACGCCTTTCTACCCGCGCAGCCCCTACGGCGTGTCCAAGGTTTATGCACATCAGATGACGATTAACTACCGAGAATCGTTTGACATGCACGCAAGTTGCGGCATTCTATTTAACCACGAATCTCCCCTTCGTGGTATTGAGTTTGTTACCCGTAAGATCACGGACGGGGTAGCAAAGATCGCTACAGGTAAGGCAATGCATCTGCCTCTCGGCAATATCCATGCCACCCGCGATTGGGGCCACGCACGCGATTACGTCCGTGCGATGTGGATGATGCTACAGAGGGATGAACCTAGCGACTATGTGATTGCCACTGGCAAGTCGATTTCTGTTATGGATTTCGCAGCCAAGGCGTTCGATTGTGTTGGACTTGATTGGAGGCAGTATGTTAAGCACGACAGCGTTGAGTTGATGCGTCCTGCCGAAGTGCATCATCTTCTTGGGGATGCAAGTAAAGCGAAGGCGCGGCTCGGTTGGGTGCCAGAAGCAAACATTGATAATCTGATTGAGGAAATGGTGTCCGCAGACATGAAGCGGCATCGGGTTTAACAAGGAGATAGGCACATGACTTTGGAAGATTTATGGCTTTTGGAAAACGATCTTACGGCCGGTTACTCGACAGCCGCCGCGCTCCATGCGGCGACCAAGGCCGCGCTTTCGCTGATTGATGAATCGCAGTTCGCGCTTTTCAGCAACAGCGAAATTGCCTCATTGCGCGAGCACGACCGCGAGTTTAGCAGGCTTACCACACTTTATAGTCGGGCGCTTGATGTGGTTGCAGTTAAGATTACGGAGGCTGGTGGTTAATGACTGTCCTCACTGGCAGGCAGATTTTGGCGCGGGGCATCTTTAGCCCCGCGACTGTGCGGACCGTGCATGAGCCTACGGGCATGACTTATGGCTCAAGCTATGCAGGCTATGACGTGCGGCTCAAGCAGGATATTACGCTCCTCCCCGGCGCGTTTTCGCTTGCAAGCACGGTAGAGAAGTTCAATATGCCGATTGATTGTGTAGCGATTGTGCATGATAAATCTAGCCTCGCACGGCGGGGGCTTAGCGTGTTCAACACCGTTGCGGAGCCGAATTGGTCGGGCTTCTTAACCTTGGAACTTGCCAACCGTGGGTATGAGACGCTGTATCTCAAGGCAGGTCAACCTATCGCCCAAGTCATTTTTCATGTGCTTGACGCGCCGCTAGAAGCGGGCTATGACGGCGCCTATCAGGATCAGCCTGACCGCCCCGTGGCGGGCAAGCACGATGTTTAATATGGAAAAGGAACCCCACATTGACCCCTCAACCCAACCCCCTTCAAACTCAAGCGATTGAAGGTCTGATCGAGTTCGCGCAGACGCGCGAACATATGTTCGCCCTTTTGGAAGGGCCTGCCGGAAGCGGTAAGACTTTCACAGTAGCCGCTGTCATTAAGGCGTTGCAGGAAACCAATCCAGACCGCAAGGTTGTCGTTGCTACTCCGACACATAAAGCGAAAAAGGTCTTGGTGAACGCTCTTGCCCGCTACGGCATTAGCGTCAACGCGACCACAGTATCCGCCCTTATCGGCAAGGCCCCGTCCACTACGGATGACCCTGACGACGAGGGCAATCCACAATGGCTGCGTAGCGACTCTGGCGCTCTTGAGCCCGACACCTTGCTCATCGTTGATGAAGTCAGCATGGTTGGTATCACCGATGCTAAGGCAATCCAAAAGGTTGTTAAGCGTAATAATTCGCAAGTCATTTTCTCTGGTGATTTTGCACAGTTGCGTCCAGTCAAGGATGCTTCTATCCAAGACGCAATGGAGAAGGTGCCTGTCCGCTTCAAGCTGGCAGAGGTCATGCGTTCCGGGTCAAAAGGCATTGTCGCGGTATCGAAGTCTGTCCGCGTTACCGGCGACATTGATCTTGATGCCGTAGATAACCAGAACGTCTTTATCTACAACGACAGCAAGAAGTTTGAGGAAGCCTTTGTCGCTACTGAAGGTGCTGTCGCTGTCGCCTACACCAACAAGCGCGTTGCCGAATTGAACCATCTGAAGCGCAAAGCCATTTACGGCGACAAGCTAAAGCCATTCATGCCGAACGAAACGGTCATTCTGACAGAGCAACCGTTTTTTGTTCGCAAGAACTACGGTGGTAAGTGGGAAAGCGTCAAGGTAGCTGACAACAACGACCAGTTGGTTGTGCTTGATAGCGGCATCCGTTGCGAAGATGGCAATGCCTTTGCCGAAGGTTACGTCCACTCAACTATGCTGCGCCTGCGTAACCCCGAGACGGCTTTGGAGTTTGACGCTAAGGCTCTCACCTACGACGAATACGTTAATAACCTGAAGCCAATGCTAGAAGATGTGCTCAAGAACACCCGCATGTTCACTAAGCGGCTTGAGGCGATTTCGCGTGACGACATTGGGGAGATTAGCGAGGCTGGGCTGTCTGACTATTTCAATGAGGATGAGATCGCCTGGATCGTCGCTAATGCCTCTTACAAGTCAAATTGGGTGCGCCCTACCCTAGACGGCTTCAAGCCCGTGAAGGGGTCTTGGGCGTCGCTTAAGGGCCTCGTGTGGGCCAAGGACTACTTTGGTTGGAAGCAGCAATTCGCGGTGCTTCTCTATGAACACGCATCCACGGCACACAAGGCTCAAGGCTCCACCTACCAAGCGTGCTTCGTCGATTGGCCAAATCTATTGACGATCCGTGATGCTGATGATAGACAGGCCGCATGTTACGTCGCCGTATCCCGCGCCGCAGACACCCTTCACATTCGCATTTAGGAGAACCAGACATTGAACAGCGCACTCAGCGACTTCCCTACCAACCACCCCATCCACAAACTCGGCCCGATTGACCAAATTACGATCATCAGTGAGGTCACAGCCGAAATGAACCAAGTTTTTCACGAAGCCTACATCGCAGGCGCAATCGACTCGATTAAGTGTTTGCAGGAAATCGCTCGCAACTCTAAGGAGATTGACGAACCCCAACGCCGCGCTTTGCTGTGCGCCGCCATTGCTATCAGCCAAGCCGCTGAAGGCGTTATTGCCAAGTATCGGCAGGGGATTGACGGGCAGGAGGATGAGGCATGATTAACATGCTTTCAAACGACAAACTTGAAGAATACGCCGCCCTCGCGGAACAAGGCCCGCATATTGTCCTTATCCCCAAGGACGATATTGCAGCCCTGTATCGGGAAATCCTGTATCTGCGCGAGGCCGTTACGGGCGCATATACGGCTGGCATTGCGGATGCAGCACGGTTGACGATTGAGACGTATAAAACTTGTCTCAATCTGCATGAAATGGGTGCGCCTATTGAACGAGATACCGTGCGATTTATGCAAGGTGCGATTGAAGGGTATGAAAGGTATCAGTCGTCGCTTGGTAAGGTGAGTAAGAGCGTCGATCCGATTTAAGGAAAACACATGCACAAGAAAATAGAAAAAGCAGTTAATCGCCTCAAGGCCGCTCAAGCCGCGCTAGACCAAGCAGTTGCCGAAGTCCAAGCGACGTGCAAGCACGAAGACATTTGCGTTGCTCCATACATGCCCATGAAGCATATGGGCAATATGCCGCCTTACTTCGTGTGTGCGGATTGTGGGTGGCACGAGTCGGGATATTACGCTAAAAGTTTTTTCCCCGACCATATCGTGAGCGAAAGCGAATGCTTTCGTATTACAAGAGATCACGCTTATGACATGCGTAAAGGTCCGCTACGCAATGACCCCACGGACTATGACTAAATCGCTGTCAAGCCCTTGCTCACCATGCCGCTCTAATATATAACCGCCGACCCGCAACTTCTCCACCCCTTTCTAGGAACCACCAAAAATGCTTTCCAACACCGATGCTGGCGCGTCCGCGCCTGCTTGCGCCGCTCTGCGTTTTGCTATCACCATTGACCGCAGCCGCGATGAACTTCTGACGCATTTTGGCAAGGAAACCCTAAAGGACCGCTACCTGTTGCCGGGTGAATCCTACCAAGACCTTTTCGCGCGTGTTGCGTGCGCCTATGCCGACAACGCCGATCACGCGCAGCGGCTTTATACATATATGAGCCTGCTTTGGTTCATGCCTGCTACGCCTGTGTTGGCGAATGGCGGGACGACGCGCGGGCTGCCCATCAGTTGTTATTTGAACGAGGTTCCTGATTCACTTGAGGGGATTGACGCTACTTTCCGCGAGAATTTCTGGCTTGCCGCTCGTGGCGGCGGCATCGGCACCGACTGGTCTAATGTCCGCAGTATCGGGGAGAAGGTGGGCCTTGTTGGTGAAACCAGCGGCATCATGCCGTTTGTTAAGATGATGGACAGCCAAACCCTTGCGGTGGCGCAGGGGAATCTTCGTCGTGGTAGCGCGGCGACTTATCTTCGTATTGACCACCCTGAAATCGAAGAATTTATCGACATGCGCCGCCCGACTGGTGGCGACCCCAATCGCCGCAGCCTCAATCTGCACCACGGGGTTGTGGTTACAGACGCCTTCATGCGTGCTGTTGAGAACGATCAGGGGTGGAACCTTGTCAGCCCGCGCGATGGGTCTGTGCAGAAGAGCGTGAGCGCGCGTGACCTTTGGATCAAGTTGCTTACCGCGCGTATTGAGACTGGCGAGCCGTATATTCTGTTCATTGACACGGTTAACAATCTTGCGCCCGAGACGTATAAGAAGAACAATCTTGAAGTCAAAACCAGTAACTTGTGCTGCGAAGTGACTCTCGTTACAGGAACGGATCAATTTGGCAATCACCGGACTAACGTGTGCTGCCTCTCGTCCCTTAACCTCGACTATTTCCTTGATTGGTCGCTGCACCCCACGTTCATTGAAGACGTTATGCGCTTCCTTGATAACGTGATGCAGGACTTTATCGACCGCGCCCCCGACAGCATGTCGCGCGCCCGCTACAGCGCCATGCGTGAGCGCAGCGTGGGTCTTGGCGTCATGGGCTTCCATAGCTTCCTTCAGAAGATGGGTGTGCCTTTTGAGAGCGCCATTGCGAAGTCGTGGAACCTCAAGATGTTCAAGCACATCAAGGCCAAGGTAGACGAGGCAAGCGTTGCCCTTGCTCACGAGAAGGGGCCGTGCCCCGACGCGGCTGACGCTGGCATTATGGAGCGGTTCGCCAACAAGACGGCTGTAGCCCCTACCGCGTCTATCTCCATTATCTGCGGTGGTGCGAGCCCCGGCATTGAGCCTTCTGCGGCTAACAGCTACGTCCAGAAGACCCTCTCAGGCAGCCATGTTGTGCGCAACCCTCACCTTAAGGCCGTGCTTGCCAAGTATGGCCGGGACGACCAAGAGACGTGGGTGGACATTGGGGCGCGCAAAGGTAGCGTGCAGCACCTTGACTTCCTGACTGACCAAGAGCGTGACGTGTTCAAGACCGCGATTGAGTTGGATCAGCGTTGGTTGATTGAGCACGCTGCCGACCGCACGCCCTTTATCGACCAGGGCCAAAGCCTCAATTTGTTCTTCGCGGCAGATGCCCATAAGAAGGACATTAACGCGGTTCACATGATGGCATGGAAGAAGGGTGTAAAGGGCCTCTACTACTGCCGTAGCCTGTCCGTGCAGCGTGCCGAGACTGTTAGCGAGAAGATCGCGCAGAAGCCTGTTGACGGGGCAGGCGAGAAGAAGTATGACGAATGCCTTGCTTGTCAGTAATGGAAAGGAGAACGTTTATGGGTCGCTACAATTACAAACCTGACTTGGCTGAAATTGAGATGCTAATTATTCGGGAGACTTACAAACTCAATATGGACGAGCGCGCCAGCCTCGCGGTTGAGATTGGCAATCTTTTGGCCCGTGAATGCGAAGATGCTTACATGGAGGGCTTTGAAGGCGAATTGGGCCAACTGAAGTGGGATACGGTTTACGAAGAAGGCTATCAAGCAGGTCGTGCAGACAAGGAAAGGGAGATCAACTATGAACGCCACGATGACTGACGAATTTTCTCACCTTACTGCGGACGAACAGCAGCAAGTAACTAACCTAGTTAGTAATTTTTACCCCGACGCGCATCCGCTCAAGGCACGACTTTTGGCGCGATTCATTACTCGGCTTGCTGACCTAAAGTATGAAGAAGGCGACGTTGCAGGATTTCAGCGCGGCTTTAACGAAGGTCGCCGTCTTGGGCAGTCAGAAGGATTTAACTCTGGGCGCGAAACAGGATATGCGCGCGGCATCGAACAGATGAAAGGCGTTTGGTAATGTCCGTTGATACTCTCTTTACCCTCGTCTCTTGGGGCGGTGCTATCGCCGTCCTTATCGCGATTGGCATGGCCTTCGCAAACCTCGATGGGTGGAAGGATTAACCTATGAGCAATTTGATGACACCCTCTGTGGGGTACAAGCCTTTTCGTTACGAATGGGCTTTTGAGGCTTATCAGCAACAGCAGCGCATCCATTGGTTGCCTGAAGAAGTGCCGATGGCTGATGACGTGAAGGATTGGCAGAAGAACCTCACGCCTGCCGAAAAGAACCTTCTCACTCAGATTTTGCGGTTCTTTACGCAAGGTGACATTGAAGTGGCGTCTAACTACATGCTCCACTACATGCCGGTATTCCGCCCCGTCGAGATTTGCATGATGCTGGCCGCGTTTACGGCAAGCGAAGCCAACCACGTTCATAGTTATAGCCACCTAATCGACACTTTGGGGATGCCGGAAACTGAATACACGGCCTTCCTTCAATACGCTGAAATGCGTGCAAAAGCGGATTTCTTCAAATCATTCAACGCCAACGATACTCGCGAAATTGCTAAAACGCTCGCCGCGTTTGGCGCTTTTACCGAGGGGTTGGCGCTCTTTAGTAGCTTTTCGATCTTGATTAGCTTTCAGCGGTTCGGAAAGATGAAGGGGGTCGGGCAGATTATCGCTTGGTCTGTCCGCGATGAAACGCTCCATTGCTTGTCTATGATCCGACTGTTCCACACGCTTTGTGAGGAAAACCCCGGCCTTCTTGATGATTCGCTTCGTCAAGAGATCATCGAGATTTGCCGCACTACCGTTGAACACGAGGATGCGTTTATCGACCTTGCGTTTGAAATGGGTCCAGTGCAGGGCCTCACGGCAGAAGAAATTAAAGCATACGTTCGCTACATCGCGGATCGTCGCTTGCTTCAACTTGGGTTCGCGCCTATCTATGGCGTAAAGAAGAACCCCCTTCCGTGGTTGGATGAGTTGCTTAATAACGTCGCACACGAATCGTTTTTTGAGACGCGCGCTACCGAGTATTCTCGCGCCGCGACTCGTGGTAATTGGAATGACGCCTTCTAGCCAAAAACCTAAAAACTATTTGACGTGCGAGGTCGTTAAAACGAGGGAACAAGCGCGTGAGGACGGGGACGTTCGGTTTTTTAACGGACACCCGTGCTCGCACGGCCACCTTTCTGACAGGTATGTCAAATCAAACTTTTGCGCGCAATGCTCAAGTGAACGCGCGGCACAAGGATACGCAAAAAACAGAGATCAAATTTGTGCCCGCGTTCGTGAATATGCAAACGCTAATAAAGAAAGAGTTTTGGCCGACAAACGCCGATACCATAAAGAAAACTCAGATGTGCTGAAAGCAAAGAAAGCAGAGTATTACCTTCGTAATAGAGAACACATTATGCAAAAGTCATCCAGAAGATATAATGAGAAAAAAGAAAGTATCCTTGAACGAGAGCGACAAAGGCGTAAAGATTTTCCTTCTCTTTTTAGGGAGCAAAATAGGCGTCTATACGAAAGGCACCGAGAAGCGATTTCACGCAGGGCCAAACAATACCGAAAAGATAAACCAGAGGCTAAACGTGCATTAAACGCTTCGTATCGTGCTCGGAAACGCAACGCTAAAGGTAAATTCTGCTCGGAAGACATATTTCGCATGTTGCAAGAGCAAGACCATTTGTGCCTAGGTTGTAGCGCGGACTTGAAAGAAGTAACATACCATATCGACCACATACTTCCCCTTAAATTAGGAGGTTCAAACGAACCCCATAACATTCAACTCTTGTGCGCGTCCTGTAATTGCTCTAAAGGCGACAAACACCCCAACGATTGGATTCCTAAAAACCCGCCTCCTAAAAAGGACACACCCTCAGAATGACCCACATCATCGGCATTGACCCCGGCCTATCCGGCGCCATCGTTTTCCTAAACCAAGAAACCCAAAAAATCCTAAACATTTTCGACATGCCTACAGTCACGGTCACGATCAACAAGAAGGAAAGGCGCAAGATCGCGCCCGCCCTTCTTGTTAATCTACTCAAAACCCATCCTGCCTCGCACATCATCGTTGAGAACGTAGGCCCAAGGCCAAGCGAGGGCGCTGTGGGGGCCTTCAGTTTTGGCTTTGGCGTCGGTATCATCCACGGCATTGCGGCTGGTCTTGACCTGCCTCTCACGACTGTTCACCCCGCGACATGGAAGAAGGCGATGGGCGTCCCCGCTGACAAGGGTGGGGCGCGTCTAGCCGCTATGGCGCGCTTTCCTGAATGGGCAGACTCGTTTAAGCGGGTTAAGGATGATGGTCGCGCGGAGGCAGCCTTGATTGCGTTGTATGGGGCGACTCGATGAAACCGTTTTTTACATATTTCGGAGGTAAGTGGCGCTCTGCGCCAAGATACCCTTTGCCCGGCCACAATATCATCGTAGAACCATTCGCGGGGAGTGCGGGGTACTCCGTCAGACACAGCGCGCGCAACGTGTTCTTGTATGATTTAGACGAAAAAGTTATCGGGGTGTGGGATTACCTTATTAGGACTCCTGCCCCCGAGATTAGTAACCTACCCCTTGATGTGTCAGAAGGGGTAGATGCTCTCAAAGTCCCGCAAGAGGCAAAGTGGTTGATCGGGTTTTGGCTTAATAAGGGTGCTGCCCAACCATGTAAAACGCCGTCCGCGTGGATGCGAAAAGGCACCCACACTAACAGTTTTTGGGGAGAAGTAATCCGTAACCGCATTGCGTCTCAAGTTGAAGGGATACGCCACTGGAAATGTTACCACAGACCATATGTCGATGTATGTTCGTTCCACAACGCAACGTGGTTTGTCGATCCACCTTACCAAAAGGCGGGTAAAGACTACCGATGCTCTTCAACAAATATAGATTTCCAACATCTTGGAGAGTGGTGTAAATCTAGGAACGGGCAAGTGCTGGTGTGTGAAAACGAAGGCGCCGATTGGTTGGATTTTAAGCCTTTTTTAGCGCAGAAAGCCACACACGGGTCGGGTCGTAGTGGCGTGAGTATGGAAGTGCTGTATGAACAAAACGGTTGATTGGCAAAAAGGACTCCGCACCTACCAAATCGAAGGCGTGGACTTTCTCTCCCAACAAATCACTCTTGAAAACCACCCCGCCAATTTTGACGAGCCGGGGCTTGGGAAAGCACAGCCGCTCGATAGCAAAGTTTTGACGGACGGGGGGTGGGTTAATATAGGTAGCCTGAAAGTCGGGGATTATATCTTTGGTCAAAACGGAGAATTGACGCAAGTCACTGGTGTTTTTCCTCAAGGGAAGAAACCAATTTATCGTGTTGTTTTTAACGATAAAACAGAGACTAAATGCTGCGCGGAACACTTGTGGCTGGTTAATACGCAGGTAAGACACGCCCGTGGAAATGGTTTCTTTGTTATGGGCCTTTCCGAGATTTCTGACGACATTCGATTTAAGTCAGTAGAATACGTTGGGGCGCCGAAGTATTTTGTGCCACAAGTGAAACCTATCCTGTTCACGGAAAAACCCTTGCCGATTGACCCTTACGTTCTCGGTGTAATTCTCGGGGACGGAAGCATCAAGTATGGCGGCACCGGCATTACAACTATGGATTCCGAAATCATCGAAGAAGTCAAAAGGAGGAACACTTGCGGTGTTTTTTACCGAGAGCATCATCGAGAGAGTAGCAAAGCAACAACCTATTATTTTACATATCGAAATAGTTCAAAAGGAGGGCATTTGACTCATGCTATTAGGCAACTCGGGCTTCGCGGCAAAGGTTCGGACGATAAATTTATCCCCGAGATATACTTGCGCGGTTCCGTTCGCCAGCGGCTCGATTTACTTAGGGGTCTAATGGACACGGATGGATATATCAACGATGAACCGACTATGCAGTTCACGTCTAATTCTAAAGCCCTTGTCGATGGGGTGGTAGAGATTGTTCGGTCTTTGGGTGGCACAACCCGCCAAAGTCAAAAGATTAGCGCGTCCGGAAAGAATCACTACTGCACCACGCTAAATATGCCAGAGGGGTATAACCCATTTTTTGTTAGTCGCAAAAGCAAGAAGTTTAGGGCAAACACAAAGTATAAGCCTCGGAAATACATATCCGAGATTATACCATGTGGAGAAGAAGAAGCGGTGTGTATTAGCGTAAGCGCCGATGATAGGTTGTATGTTACTGACGACTACATTGTTACGCACAACACAATTCAGGCTATTCGCACAGGCGACAGGCTTAGTTTCCACCGCATCCTTGTCGCTTGTCCCGCCATCGCCCGCATCAACTGGTCGCGCGAGTTTGAGACATTTGGCCTTCTGTCCCGCACGATCCATGTCCAGCAAACCATCAAGTCGCCAATCCCCAATACCGCCGACGTGGTGATTGTTAGTCACGACATGCTCTCTAACAAGCACGTTAAGGAAGCAATCCTTAACGCCCCCGAGTTTGACTTGCTTATTGTTGATGAAGCGCATTGTTTTAAGAACCGAACGGCTCTGCGGACAAAAGCACTTTACGGCGAACGGCTTAACGGTCAAGGTGGAATTATCTCTAACGTCAACAGCGTTATCTTGCTCACCGGCACCCCCAATCCCAACAACTCCGGGGAGTTCTATACCCACTTAAGAGCCCTTGCGCCCAAGCGGCTTGAAACAGAAAACGGGCGCCTCACCTATGCTCAATTCATCCATCGGTTCTGCCAAGTGGACGTTATGCACTTCGGTATGCGAACGGTTGAGCGTATCCGGGGTAACAAGAATATCCCTGAATTAAAGGAACGCTTGAAGGGGTGGTATATTCGACGCCGCAAGGAAGACGTGCTGACCGAACTGCCGCCTCTGCAATGGGGAACGGTGGTGCTTGAACCCCCCAAAGGTGCCGCCAAGCAAATCAAGGATGCTGAGAAAGACCCGAAGGTTAAGCAAATCCAGGCGGTGCTTGCGGCAGCTTCGGCAAAGCATTTTGAGAAGGATGCTTTGCTCGCGGACACGCTACTGTCCCAAAACAACGCAACTGCCCTCGCCACCATGCGCCGCATTGTGGGGTTGGCGAAGGTCGCCCCCGTTGTAGAGTTTATCGAAAGTGAAATGGAGGCAACCAACCAAGGCAAGATCATCCTATTCGCCTATCACAAGGAAGTCATCGCCCAACTCGCGGAAGCCCTCAAGGCGTATAAGCCTGTTGTGGTGACGGGAGACACGAGCAAGCCGCAGCGGCAGAAGGCGATTGATGACTTCCAAAACGACGAAGACACGCTCATTTTTATCGGCCAAATTACCGCCGCCAACTCAGCAATTACCTTGACAGCCTCAAGCAATGTGCTAATCATGGAGCCGTCTTGGATACCTGCCGAGAACGTCCAGGCTGCGGCCAGGGCGCACCGGATGGGGCAAAAGAGCGACTCTGTGCTCGCTAGGTTCATTACCTTGGCGGGTAGCATTGACGAGGATATCACCCGCGTTATCAAACGCAAAACTGAGTCTATTTCGCAGATTATGATTTAGGAGACAAACATGGATCGCAATACCGCAATCGTTGAGATCGTTCTTAACGCCGCTGAGAATATCCGGCTTATGGCGCTAGACGCCATTGATAAGCTGGATAGCGGATGGTCAGAGGAACTTGTTGGAACGGAAGGTCTTTCGACCCTTTCGCCTGAGTTCACTACGGCGTTTAACGAAGCGGTTGATCGCGTTTCGGAAAACAATGTCGCGCTTGCCGAGAAGGCAGATGCTCTTCTTACGCCCGCAAGCACGGCTGCCGATGGTGAAAAGAAGAAGCGTGGTCGTCCGCGCAAGAACGCCGAAGAGGTTGAAGCGCCGCCCGCCGTTGAGCCCGAAGCCGTCCTTCCCGTCGAGGAAGTCATCGAGAGCGCGCCTGAGCCTGAGCCCGAAGAGGAAGGCCCGCCCGCTCCCGAAGACACCGATTCGCTTGAGTGGTTTAAGGCAAATCCCGGCGCTGCGAAGGAGCGCGCGCTGCAACTCGCCAGCAAGCACATGAGCGATGGCGGTGTTGATGCCGCGCGTGAGCGCATCAAGGAAGTGACGGGGCGCGTTCGCATTTCCGATTGCGGCGTGGAAGAACTCCACAAGTATGTGATTTCGTTTAATGACTAACACTTCCCTCGTCGCCCATAACACTCGCGCCCATGCTACTTTGGGCGCGAGTAGCGCAAGCCGCTGGATCAACTGCCCCGGCTCCGTCCGCATGTCTGAGGGGATGCCTAACACTTCCTCCGACTTCGCCCGCGAGGGCACGGCGGCGCACGAATTGGCCGAACGCTGTCTTGCTACCAAGAAGCCCACAATCTCCTTTCTTGACGAAGAGATTGAAGGTTTTACGGTTGACGAAGATATGGCCGAAGCCGTGCAGATTTACGTTGATGCGGTAAACGAAGCTGCCGAAGGCAATGAACTATTTATCGAGCAACGGTTTTCGCTTGCGCCGCTCAATCCGCCTGTTCCGATGTTTGGCACCGCCGACGCTGTGGTTTGGGACGCCAAGGACAAGGTTCTTACTGTCATGGACCTCAAGTATGGCGCGGGTGTGTCGGTCAAGGTGGAGAACTCTCCGCAGCTTTCCTACTACGCCCTTGGCGCTATGCTAGAAATGGAGAAGCACGGCTATCTACCCCGTGTTGTGCGTATGGTGATTGTGCAGCCCCGATACCGACATGCCGATGGTCCCGTTCGCACTTTCACTATCGACGCCTATACGCTGCGTTCCGAGTGGGCTGAAGACCTTATGGGTTATGCTCATCGCACGCTAGACCCTAGCGCGCCGCTTCAGGAAGGCGACTGGTGCCGTTTCTGCCCTGCCCAAGCCAAGTGCCCTCTCTTGCACCAACAGGCCCTAGCAGCCGCGCAGAGTGAGTTTGACGACGGATTTAGCCCACCCGCTCCCGAGACACTTACCGATACGCAGATTGCCGACATTCTGAAGAAGGCAGATGTGTTTAAGGGGTGGGTCAACTCGGTGCAGGCTTACGCCGCTTCCCGCCTTGAAAGCGGTGGCGTAATCCCAGGCTTTAAGTTGGTCGCCAAACGGGCAACTCGGAAGTGGAACGACGAAGAGCAAGCTGTCGGCCTGCTTGAACAGATGGGCCTGGATGAAGATGATATCTACGTCCGCAAGTTGCTATCACCGGCACAGGCGGAAGAGAAGTTGGGTAAGAAGAAGGCGATCAAGGATCGTCTCGCCCCGCTTATTAATGCTGTCTCGACTGGCAACACCATCGCGCCCTTGTCTGACAAGCGCCCGGCTGTTGTTTTGTCGTTGACGGGCGATGAGTTTGATGATATTGACGCGCTTGAAGCCGATGGGTTTCAAGATCGCAATTTTGAATAAAGATTCCCCCGCACCCTAATACTTATGGCCGGGCTATGGCGCTTCTCGCGGGGGAATGCGTTAACCCGGCTCCGTATGGAGATTGTTCGCAATGAGCGAAACCAAGGTGACTACCCCCAAGGCTCGACTCGCTTTCCCGGCGCTGTTTGAGGCACGGGGCTTCAATGGTCAGACCCCGAAGTTTTCGGCGGTTCTGATTTTCGACAAGGAAGCTCAGGCGACGCCCGAGTATGCCAAGATGAAGGAAGCCGCCAAGACTGCCCTCAAAGCAAAGTTTGGCGACAAGCCGCCCAAGAACCTGCGTAACCCTTTCCGCGACGCTTCCGAGAAGGAAGACGTGGCCGGGTTTGACGACGGTTGCGTGTTCATTACCGTGTCCGCGAAGAAGCAGCCGAAGGTTGTGGACCGCAACAAGGTGAATGGCGCCTTCCCGCAGATTACGGACGAGGATAAGGTTTATCCCGGCTGTTATGTGCGAGCCTCGCTTAACGCCTACGGTTACGATAACAACGGCAACCGTGGCGTTTCGTTCGGCCTCAACAACGTCCAGTTCCTTGACGATGGCGAGCGCCTTGGTTCTGGCGGCGGCGCTTCGCGTGCCGAGGATGATTTTGAGGACGCGGGCGGCAAGAACGTCAGCGAAGGCGACGCGAGCGATATCTTCTAACCTTTTGTCCCGTTTATGAGGGGTTAGAAGTAGGGGGCGCGGCGACTACGAGCGCCGCGCCCTTTTCTGTTTTGTATCGGAGCGACATGACTGACACGCCAATCCTCCACCTAGACTACGAAACCAAATCCGCAGTTGACCTTACCAAGTGCGGGGCCTATCGCTATGCCCAAAGCCCGACGACAGACATTCTCTGTATGGCCTATGCCTTCGGAGATGATCCTGTTCGGCTTTGGACGCCCGACTTTCCTTTTCCGCAAGAAATCGCGGAGCACATCAAGAACGGTTACCCGATCTACGCACACAACGCGCAGTTTGAACGGCTGATTACCCAATACATCACCACACCCCGCTACGGCTGTCCTCCGGTGGCGCTAGAGCAATGGTATTGCACGGCGGCTATGGCAGCCGCTATGGCCCTCCCTAGGTCACTGGACGGGCTCGGGGCTGCCCTGAAGCTGCCTATCCAGAAGGACATGGCGGGCAGCCGCCTTATGCTCAAAATGTCCAAGCCCCGCGCCGTTGACGAAGATGGCGTTAGGTGGTGGGACACGCTTGAAATTACGGGCAAGAAGCAAGAAACCAAGGATAAGCAAGTCGCCAAATTCAATGAGCGGCTTGAAGGTCTTTACGCATACTGCATCAACGATGTAGAGACAGAACGCCTTGCCGAGAAGCACCTTTATCCTCTCTCGCCTGAAGAGCGCGAGGTATACCTGCTTGACCAGCGTATCAATGATCGTGGCATTAGCGTTGACCTCAAGGCGGTCAAGGCAGCTATCAAGATCATCGAGAAGGCATCCGCCAAATTAGAGAAGCAGGTTGCCCGCATCACCAAAGGTGCGGTAACGTCGCTTAACCAGCGCGACAAGATTATTGAGTGGTGCGCTAGTCGCGGCATTACGATGCTGTCATTGGACAAGCAGAACGTCGCCGCAGAATTGGCGATGAAGGACTTGCCCCATGACGTGCGCCAAGTCCTTTACGCCCGTCAGGTTGGTGGCAAGTCAAGCACGGCCAAGCTGAAAAAGATACTTGAGCAAGCGGATGAGCACGGGCGCATCCACGGCAACCTGCTTTATCACGGTGCGACCACGGGACGGTTCTCGGGACGTGGCGTGCAGTTGCAGAACCTCCCGAAGCCAGAAATCTTAGGCAATCCAAAGGCTCCTATCTATATCGAACCCGAAGACGTTATTCCGTATATTCTTAAAGGGGATGACGATGAAATCGACTTGGTATTCGGCCCACCCTTCGTCATCGTTGCCGATACAATTCGTAGTATGGTCACAGCGGCGGAAGGCAAAGTGCTTTACGCCGCAGACTTCTCGCAAATCGAGGTTCGCGTTCTCGCTTGGTTGGCGGGGCAGAATGACTTGCTTGAGGGCTTCATTAATGAAGCAGATATTTATGTCGATTTTGCTTCTAAGATTTACGGTCGCAAGATTGATAAGAAAGTTGATCCAAAAGCTAGACAGCTAGGGAAATTATGTGTTCTCGGCCTAGGCTTTCAGATGGGTGCAAGTAAGTTTAAGGTGTCTTGCACGAAAGAAAATATCGTTGTCTCTGACGAAGAGGCGGCACGCATCGTTAAACTCTATCGCTCTACCTACTCCAAAATCTCGTCGTTCTGGTGGAACATCGAGAAAGCAGCGATCCGCGCCGTTCGTAATCCTAATTCCACGATTACACTAGGTCATCTAAAGTTTAAGATGCGCGACGGCAATTTGCGTATGCGGCTGCCATCGGGGCGCGTCCTTAATTACCCAAACGCCCGTATCGAGCGAACAACAACCCCTTGGGGCGAGCAAAAAGATAGCGTAGTAATCAAGGCGCAAAACACCCTTACGCGCAAGTGGGAAGATGCTACTCTTACCCCAGGTATTCTTGCCGAGAATGCGACCCAAGCGGTAGCGCGGGACGTAATGGTTGAAGCCATGTTCCGCGCTGAAGAATACGGCTACGACGTTCTTCTGACGGTGCATGATGAACTTATCGCGGAAATCCTCGCGCACCTGGGTAGCGTCGAGGAGTTTGAACGTATCGTAGCCCGAGTGCCTAAGTGGGCTCCCGGCCTCCCTATTAAGGCAGAAGGCTGGCGCAATTTCCGCTATAAAAAGTAGTTGACACACCCCCATCGGTCCTATACCAAGGCCCCACACCACCAACACGAAAGGAACCTTATGCCTCTCATCCGACAGAAGTTTATCACTCGCAAGGACGTGCGAGACAACTTCCCCAACACCATCTACCTGTTCGGGGATAACATGCAGCGCAGCGGTTTTGGTGGGCAAGCCGCCGAAATGCGCGGCGAGCCCAACGCACTCGGGGTGCCTACCAAGTGGTCCCCGCATATGGGCGACAAGGCGTTTTTCTCGGATAGTGATTGGGAGAAGGTGCTGGACGCCATCGAATATCCATTTTGGGTTTGCGAGGCGTGGCTGCTTTTCGGCAAGGACGTAGTGATCCCCGAAGACGGTCTTGGCACCGGACTCTCAGAGTTGCCTACCCGCGCGCCTAGGATTGCCCGCTACATTGATCTTTGTATTGGACACCTACAAAACGAGTCCGATCAAAGCCACCCCCATTTGGGGGAATCGTTTTAATGACCCCCGAGCAACAGATTTTTGAACAAGCCGCGCGTATCTGCGAAAAGCAGATTAAAATTTTCCGTGATCCGCGCTACGCCGCTGGCCAACCCATGAGCAGCTTTGCCGAACGATTTGCTTGCGCCTCTTGCGCCCGCGCAATTCGGCAGGCGGCAGGTTTGCCTGACCCACACGAAGAAAAGGATGATTGATGCCAAATAACCTCTCTAACGTCGCTATCGCGACTTTGACCGTTGTGCTTATCCTAGGCGCCTTGTATCTCGGCGCTGGCGGATATGCTTGGCTTGGCCTCGTTTTGCTTTTTCTTTATTAACCACCAACAAGGAGACTGTGTAATGTCCACCATCGGCCATAACTCTGCTGCCGAAGTCGGCGGTATTGCCGCCGACCGCCTCATGTCCATCATCGAGCGTATTGAACGTCTCAATGAAGAGAAGAAGGCGCTGTCTAGCGACATCAGCGATATTTTCGCTGAAGCCAAAGGTGCGGGCTTTGATCCCAAGGTGATCCGACAGGTCATCAAGGAGCGCGCTATGGACGAGGCTGACCGCGAAGAGCAGCGCGCCCTTCGCGATCTTTACCTTCAGGCCGTGGGTATCCTGTAATGTCTATCGGCGTGTGCCTCGCCCTTTTGCTTGACGGTAGCGGTAGCGTCCCTCCCGAAGTTTTTAAGCGTATGGCCGAGGCGCACGCCGCAGCCCTTAGCGAGCCCTCTGTGGTCAACCAAGCCGCTACAGAAGGGCTTGCTATTCGCCTCGTGGTGATCGAGGATCAGCCACGAGCCGAGATTGATTGGACAGTGCTACGTTCACAACGCGATATCGCTGCGGCGGCAAATCTCGTTTCCGCAGTAGAGCGCGACCGCGTTCCGCAATGGACGGCAACCGGGGATGCTATTGACCTCGTGCTGCGGACTATTGAAGCGGACACCGAACGCCTAGGTTGTGAGCGCGTGATTATCGACGTGGCGACAGACGGGCAAAGCAATTTTGGTGAACGCCCCGAACATATGCGCGACCGCGCGCATGAACTTGGTGTTACGATTAATGCTGTAACCGTTATGACTCAAGCAGGGCATGACGATCCGGCGCAATGGGCACGCGATTACCTTGTCACAAGCGACGGTTTTGTGGTTGAGGCTAATAGTTGGTCTGATTGGATGCGAGCGATTCGCAAGAAGTTGGTATTGGAGATTGGCGCCCTACGCCCCTAAGTTGAAAACCACCCCAACCGAGTGATACATCTATCTACGTTCACTTCCTCCTGACACCTTTGGAGTATTTGTATGGCCGCTATCCGAGCTTCCAAGACAGCGAAACGTCAAGCCCGGAAAGCCATCAAGCTAACAGATCAAAAACAAAAAGCGCCGCCACTAATTTCTATCCCGCCTCTTGTGCCCCGTAATGCGGCGCAGCGGCATTACTTGCACTCTCTCAATAACTTCGCACAAGTGTTTGGCATTGGCCCCGCCGGCACTGGCAAGACCTATGTTGCGGTGCATTGGGCGGTGCAACAGGTCTTGGACAAGAAGGCCGACAAGATCATCATTACCCGCCCGATGGTGAGTTCTGACAAGTCTGAAAGCCTTGGCTATCTCCCCGGCAATCTTGCCGAAAAGTTTGGCCCTTGGGCGCTACCTATCATGGACGTAATCGAGCGCCTTATCGGCAAGGTCAAGACTGCTGATTGGCTCAAGACCGGCGCTATCGAGTTTGCGCCTTTTCAGATGGTGCGGGGACGCACCTTCCACGAAGGCGCAATCGTGTTGCTGGATGAAGCACAAAATTGCTCTATCGAGCAGCTTAAGCTATTTGTCACCCGGCTTGGCGATTGCCGCTGTATCGTGTCTGGCGATCCGCAACAGGCGGATATCAAGAATAGCGGCCTTAATACTCTTATGAAGATGGTGAGCAAGCACGGCATCCCCGCCTCCATCTGCAACTTCGGCAATGAAGACGTTGTACGCAGCAAGTTGTGCGCTGCCTGGGTGAAGGCGTTTGACAATAAAAGCGCACAGACTCCCAAAAATGATACGATTTTGGTTGACACACCCGCCTTCTATGACCCATATCCCGTGCATGACCACAGGTATATTCTCGCCGCCGAGTAGCTTTTAATGGCGCGGCATAAGAAGCCGCCGCCCGACGTGGGGTTCTGGACTGAGCGCGATCTATCACAGGCTCGTGAATGGAAGCGCGTAGGTTTTTCTATTTCTGCTATTGCCAAGGCGCTTGGTAAGGAAGTAGATAAGGTCCAGAACAAGTGGGATGATGATGGCTTTGGGCTTGCTGTTCTGCCCAAAGCCGTTCGCAAGTGCATTACTTGCACTACCCCATTTGAGAGTGACGGGCCGCACAACCGAATGTGCGACCGCTGCCGGGAGAAGTTAACCAATGCTTCAAGCACGATAGGAGATTTTGAAATATGAATTACATTCCGCGCGATAAGTGGGTTGACATTGGCTACCGAGTGCGCTACTCGGATTTGCCTATGTGGGTGACGTTTCCTGACGCGCCCTTCACCGTTAGCGAGGCGCGAGATTTCGCCTACGCCAAGCGCATCATTCTGATGCACCGCCATGAGGAGGATCGTGTAGTGGCCCAAGCCTATATCCCGAGCGAAGCCGTCCGCAATGCCTACATGAAGGGCACTAAGAAGGGCGGTAAGAAGAAGTGAGCGTTCTCCCTACCGTCAAGCTGCGGAACAAGCGCACAGGCGCGACCCGCATCGTGAATCAAACTGTCTACGCAGCCAATCTCGGCGCGTGGGATGACTGGACGATTATCTCTATGCGAGGCGGCAACGCTACGGATGCTGAAGTGGTGTTTGCCAAGCAGCAAGAGGAAATCGAGCGCATCCGCGAGCATAACCCCCGGTCGCCTGCTTCCAAGGACGCGCAGCGCGCCTATGAAGATCGCGCAATCACCACGGTCACGAACGCCCCTGCCGCGCCTGTAGTCGAGCCCGAGCACACGACGGCTACGGCTGTTGTCGCCCCGCCTGAGCCACCTTCTGTGACGCGCGAAGTGCCCACTATTGGCGGCACTCAGACCGTCAAGATGCGCGGCCGACCGCCTTCGGCTAAGAAGCAAACCCAGGAAGTTCTGTAATGACAACGCGAGTTACTGTTGACGCCGACGCACTCAACGATCTTTTGGCCATTGCGGGCGACCACATCAAGATGCTTGGTCAGGTCAATCGGGTGCGCGCTTCGGTGCGTGCGCTGCCCGACGAGATTAAGTCTGTGCGCGGGCGTCTGAGCGCCGCTATTCGCGATAGGCACGTCGAAACCGAAGATTCCACTACTATCTAAGGAGATACTTATGCCCAAGGTGCTTGCTGTAACGTCCTTTAGCCAGGGCGGCTACGAACTCTATGGTCGCAAGATGGTCGATAGTTTCCTCGCTAACACCGACGAGAACTTCGGTCTTTTTGTTTTCAGCGATAAGATTCTTGAAGACGTATCAAACCACAGTCCGCGCGTCGCTTACTACGCGCTGGACAAGGCCATGCCTAGCCAGCTTGAGTTTGAGCGCCGCCACCAGTCTCCCATCTGTCATGGGCAGTTGGGGCAGACATATGATTATCGCATGGACGCGGTTCGCTTCAGCCACAAGCCTGCGTCTATTGCAGCCGCTTTGCAGATTGTAAACGACTCGGCAGACATTTCCCCCGAAGTCCTGCTTTGGCTTGACGGCGATACGGTGTTCAAGCAGCCGTTCACCCTTGAGTTTTTTGAGCAGCAATTCCCGTCTTGGTCGCATGTCGGGCATTTCCCGCGCAAGGATAACCATATGGAGGGCGGCATCATCGCTTTCCGTATTAGCGAAGAAAATGTTCGCGTATTCATCCGCCTCATGTGGGAAGCATATCTCCACGATCAGGTGTTCGCCCTTCCCGCCTGGACGGATTGCCACGTTCTCGACGTGATGCTTGCTGGTGCTACGCGAGACGGCTTCTTGCGGGTCCGCAACCTTGGGGATGACGTATCGCACGGCACACAGCACCCCATCGTGAATAGCGAATGGTTTGCTTACGTTGACCATCTTAAGGGCGCCCGTAAGCAGAACGGCGCTTCGTATGAATCCGATATTGTAAAGGCCGCAGAGTGATGGTGAAGCAAGTAGCCGGCATTTGGTTGCCGAATGACGAAACACATTTGATCCCGGTGATCGAGCGAACTGCGGCTAAGTCGCAAAGCGGAGTTGGCAGTTATCAGCTTCAGACGCTCGCGGAGTTTATGAACTTTGTGCCTTCCGACCGACGTGATACGGTCATTGACGTGGGGGCACATGTCGGTCTTTGGTCTATGCACCTTAGCCGACTATTCAAGCGTGTGGAGGCGTTTGAGCCCACTGAGGTAATGCAGGAATGCTTTGGCCTCAATGTGCTCAACCACCCCACTAAACCCTGCCGCAACGTGGTTCTGCACAAGGTCGCGCTTTCCGATTTTGAAGGCCCTGTCGAGATTTCGTTTGAGCGCGACAATTCAGGCCACACCCACGTTGCTCCGCTGTCAGGCGAAAAGATTGCCGGCGCGGCTCATTTGCCCGCACAAGCCGTGACGCTTGACGGGTATCTGGCGAATGAGTTTGGTCTTGATCGCAGTATCGACGCGATCAAGATTGACGTGGAAGGGTATGAGCCCGCCGTTCTTCGTGGGGCCGAGAACACCATCCGCCGCCACAAGCCGATCATCTGTATCGAGCAGAAGCCGCACGACTTCTACGGCTGGGAACAGTATGAGGCGATCAAGATTCTCATGGGTTGGGGCGCGAAGCCTGTTCACCGCGTAGTGGATGATTTCATTTTGATTTGGGAGTGACACATGCTTAACGTCTATCTCGGTTATGATCCACGGGAAGATATTGCTTTCAAGGTTGCCGAGCACAGCCTTTTGGCGCGGGCGAGCGAAGACGTGCAAGTGACACCGCTTGAAGCGCGGCACCTATCCGAGTTGGGGTTGCTTTGGCGCACCGTGGTTTATCAGCAGGGCCAGATGTGGGACGTGATCTCTGAGGCGCCCCAATCGACGGAGTTTGCGATTTCGCGCTTCCTTACCCCAATCATTCAGGAACAAGGTTGGGCTTTATTCGCAGATTGCGACGTGCTGTTCTTGGATGATGTGAAGAATTTGTTTGATCTTGCCGACCCTCAATATGCGGTTATGTGCGTCAAGCACAACTACAAGCCGCGCGATGGGTTGAAGATGGATTCGCAAGCACAGACGCTCTACAACCGCAAGAATTGGTCGTCGGTTATGTTGTTCAACTGCGATCACCCGAGCAATGCCGCGCTTACGACCGAAGTAGTCAATTCGGTGCCGGGCCGCGACCTTCATCGCTTCTTCTGGCTTCAGGATCACGAAATTGGCGACTTGCCGAAGGAATGGAACTGCCTTGTCGGTGAGCATGGGTATGACATTGACACGGCTAAGATTGCTCACTTCACCTTGGGTGGCCCTTGGCTTGGCGGCACCAATGGTGAGGAAGCCGACGCCGTATGGTTGGCCGAGCATAAGGCATACCTAGAAAGTCAAGCCTAATCGTGTTATAGAAAGCCTTTCCCCTCTCGCAATAGGGAGTTAAGGCGTGGCACTTATCGTTGAGGATGGCACGGCTAAGGCCGACGCGCAAACCTACGTCTCTACGGCGGAAGTCACGGCGTATGCTTCGCTCTATGGCCTTTCGGCTACCGGCTTGACCGAAGGCCACATCATGCAGGCTATGCGCTACATCGAGGGCGCATACTTTGGACGTTGGGTTGGTGTTAAGTATTCAGAAGCCCAAGCCCTTCAATGGCCTCGGTCTTTTGCAGAACGCCAAGACGGCTGGTCTATCTACCAAAACGAAATCCCGAAGGAACTGAAAGATGCGGTTAGCGCGTTGGCTATCCGTGCCATTAACAGCGACCTCAACCCCGATATCACCCGCAACAGCGCGGCGATTGAGGAAGAGGTTGGTCCTATCCGCGTCAAGTATGCCAACTACGCGCCTGTTGTGACTGTCTTCCGCGATGTTGAACTTATTCTTCGCAACATCGTCTCTCCCATGCGCGCGGGCAAGGTGGTGCGGACGTGAGCGCCTTCTATACCAATATCCGCGACAATACTGTTTTCAATATGCTCACTCGCTACGGGGAGGCGTTTCGCATTACGCGAAGCGCCAACACCACTTTCGACCCCGAGACAGGCACGGTGACGGCGAGCACCGAAACGCAGGACATTCTCGGCAAAGCGTTTTCTCGCGGCGATGCTTTCGACCGTGGTGAAATGGTGGGGACCGAAGATACGGAAATCTATCTTGCGGCTCGCGGTATCGTTTTCGCCCCTCTCCCCGGTATGTCCATCAAAACCCCGACTACGGCTTCCACCGGATTGCAGATTACGCAAGTGTTCCCAATTCCAAAAAGCGGCACAGTAGTTATGTATCGTATCTTGGCAAAGAAATGACGTTCAAGGACGATGTGCAGAAGTTTGTCAACTTGGTTGAGAAGCGACTGAATGTTGTTGTCCAAAATTCTGTCGGTTACTTGACTGAAGACATCATTTTTAAGACCCCGGTTGATTCTGAAGTAGGCCCCGGCGGGGAATTTCCTGTTTGGTATGATCCGAATAGTGTGGGGCAGGCGCGCGGTAGTTGGGTAGCGGGTCTTAACGTGCCCCGCGCCATGAGTGCGCTAGACCGCGATGGTCAAGCTACTACCCGCAAGGCTTGGGCTGTCTATAAGTCATACCGGCCACGCAATCACGACGCTATTTACCTAGCCAACAGCGCGCCCTATATCGGGCTGCTTGAATTCGGCGGGTATGATTTCCGTGAGCCGATCAAAACGACTGCCGAAGGTTTTAGCTGGCAGGCGCCGCAAGGTATGGTCCGCATTCACACAAAGAGTTGGAAGCAATATGTTAAGGATGCAGTCTTTGAAGCAAGGAGTATCCGCGCATGACCGTGATCCGCAATATCCTCAACAAGAAACTCTCGGAACTTGACGCGACCCTCCCTATCGCTTGGGAGAACGTCTCCTTTACGCCCCCTGCCGATAGGTCGCACGTTCGCGTGTCTTTTCTTCCCGCACGCACGCGAGCAGCCGCTAACCACAGAAGCGCCTTGGATTTTGAATCCGGTGAATATCAGATTGATATTTACGTTCCGCAGAATCAAGGCACGGCTGCGGCAGATGCTTTGGTGAAAAGTATTAAAGCACATTTTTATCGGGGGTTGCGCCTAACCGCTTCCACCACGGTCGCACACATTGAACAGACCCCTAGTGAGGCTACAGGGCAGCGCGAAGGCCCATTCTGGCGATCCCGCGTAATTGTGCCCTACTTTGCGTATATCCCTGCCGCGTCTTGACTTTCTTAGTGCGTCTCGATTACTAGACTAGTTGTAGTTTTGTAATCTGCGGCGGTCGCTCGCTGCTTTTTGGCATGGAGACGCACAATGAGTGGCACGATTGCTGTTGGTTCGTTGGTCGATATTGGCTTCCTTGCGGAATCGACGTTCGGCACGACCCCGGTTAGCACGGCTTTCCAGTCTATCCGCGACGTTGCTTTCAACCTGAATCTCGAAAAGGAAACTTACCAGTCCGAAGAGCGCCGCTCCGACCGTATGCGTCAGGACGTGCGCCACGGCTATCGTTCGGTGACGGGCGACATTACGGGCGAACTTTCCGCGCAGTCGTGGGATGCTTTTATCGAAGCGATCATGGGTGGCACCTGGGCCGCTGGCGCTTCGTCCAACTTCACGTCGGTTGTCGCCAACAGCGGCACTAGCCGCTTTACCGTGACTTCGGCTAACTTCCCCACCAATGGTTTCCGCGTTGGCGATGTATTTGCTGTGACTGGTACGCCCGCCGTTGCCGGCCTGCATGACCGCCTGTTCACGGCGCTGTCGGTTGGCGTGAGCACGATTGAGGTTGAGCCGGGCACCATCGGCACCACGGTTACTGGCTCGTGCGTCATCGCCACCTTTGGCCGCAAGGTGTCGGTTGGAAATACCTACCGCTCCTTCACCATCGAGCGTTGGCTGACCGACAAGACCCTGTATCAGCAGTTCCGTGGTATTCGCTTTAACCAGATGACGATTAACGTGCCGGCTTCCGGCATGGTCGGCATTACCTTCTCGGTTATGGGCCAGGACGGCACGGGCTTTGCTGGTAGCACGGTCGCTTCGACTTACACGGCTCAGGTGCAGACCACGCCGTTCGCCGCCGTGAATGGTGAACTGTATGAAGGTGGTTCGGTCCTCGGCGTGGTGACTTCGGCTGAAATCACCATCAACAACAACATGGCCGGGCCGCAGACGGTGGGTCGCGAGACTTATGTTGACATGCTGTGGGGCCGCTACGTTGACGTTACGGGCACGATTAGCGTGCTGTTCGTTGACGCGACTGCCCATAACAAGTTCGTCAACGAAACCGAGTCGTCTCTGATCCTTCGCCTTCAGGACGTGTCGAGCCTCACGTCGAGCACGGCGTTCATTCAGGTTACGCTGCCGCGCATCAAGTACACGGGCGGTGCTATTGACGACAGCCCCGACACCGGGATTACGGTGACGATGCCGTTCATTGCGCTGAAGCCGCTCGCGGCTAACACCGCGCAGGGCACTTCGTCCATCGTGATCCAGCGCAGCAACACCTAACCACTAGCAGCGACGCGGGCATAGAAATGTGCCCGCGTCGCATTTTTTGTATTGCATTTGCCAACGCAATCGAATAGGTATCCTACACCCGCGCTATTGCGGACTTGAACACAACCTCTCGGAGAAATCCTGAATGTCTGCTTTTGATGCCCTCGCGGTTGACAACACCGCTTCTGTGCTCGTGCCTATCCTCCATCCGAAGACCCGCCAGCCGATCCGCGATGCGGAAGGCAAGGAGGCGCATATCGACCTCCTGCCCCTGACCAGCCCCGAAGTGCAGAAGGTGCAGAAGGCCGCGATCAACAAGCGCCTGAAGGCCCGTGGCCGCGCGACCATGACGGCGGATGAACTTGAGGCAGAGCGTGCTGAGACGTTCGTGGCCGCGACTAAGGGGTGGTATCTCGTTAACCCCAATGACGGGTCGAAGCTGGACGTTCCGTTTACGCCCGAGAACGCTCGCACGCTTTATACCGACCTGCGTTTCGCTTGGATTCGCGATCAGGTTAGCGAGGCGCTTGACGACCCGGCTACGTTTTCTTGAGGAAGGTCAAGACCTTCTAAAGCAATATGCAGAGCGATACTTCGCTCTGCATCTTAAGAAAGAAGACGGCACGAGCGAGGCGGATAGTCTCAATCGTGCCCTAGACCAAATCGCTAATCGCAAAGGCCCGACGTGGGAAGCCAAGCGTGTAGAGATTGAGGGGAAGTTAACACTTCCTGACTTTCCTGAAGAATACACAGACACTTGGAAAGTGTTTGGTGATCTTCACGCACAACGCGGGTCTAGCGGGTTTGGTTCTAACCCAATTTCATACAGCGAAATTGATGCCTATATTCGGCTCACCCGCCGAGTATTGCTTTCGTATGAGGTTGACGGTATAACGATTATTGACGGTGCATATCTTACGGCACAGTCAAATCTTGCAAAGGCGGCTAAAGCCACCAGCAAGCCAGCAAATCTCCCGCAACAGGCATCGGCGCCGCCCCGTAAGGCCCCGGCTAGGAGATAGGCGTGTCCGACTCAATCGCCAATCTTGAAATCAAGGTCAACATCGCGTCCGTAAAGGGCGCGATGCAGGCCCTTGACGGCCTTGTGGCCAAGGCAGATTCGGTCGAGAAGCGTCAGACTAAGGCTGCGGAAGATGGCGGTAAGAAGCGGATAAGCGCGCAAGAGCGTGAGTTGCGTAATGCGGAAAAGGTTGCAAAGCAGCAACGTCAACTACTTTTCAATCAAGAGCGTGCCGAAATTCAGGCTATCGTTCGCATGGCGCGGATGCGACAAAAATCGCTCACCGATCAGACTCGTGATGTAGAACGCGCGACGAAAGAACAAGCGCGGGCATATGAATTGGTGCAAAGACAGCGGCTTAGAAATCAAAAGAAAGAAGAGCAAGAACATCGGCAATTCGTCAATCGTCAAATCGCCTTGGAACGCGCACTACAGAACTCTCAATCGCGGTTTACGGGCATCCAAGGCCGGGCTAATCGTCAACTCCCAACATATGAAGCATCACAAGTAATCTCTCAAGCCCGGAAAGATTTAACCCAATACCAAGCCGTCATTCGCCAATTCGGCGTCGGTTCTGTCGAAGCGACTCGCGCGCATGGTGTATTCACACGGTCCACGCAAACCGCGAGCGGTGAGATCGCGCGTCAAGGCGGCCTGCTGCGCACACTTAACGACAACGCTCGCACGACTGCCGCTGCCTTCGGCGCTGCCAATTCTAGTATGGGCGGTTTTGGCCGACTTGTGTTTTCGACTAATGCAGCACTTCAAGCTCTAGTTGGCACCCTTGCTCTGCGTGAAATCACGCAAAGCATTATGGAGTTTGAGCGATTCACGAATACCCTTCGTACAGTGTCGGGTAGCGCGGGGCAATTCGCATCTGATCTTAACTTCCTCTTTAACGAGGCAAACCGCATCGGCTTCTCTGTTGGTGAAGTAGGTAATTCGTTTGCTCGTCTTTCGCTTGCTATGCAAGGGGCTGGATTTACGACCGAACAAACTCGTGACGCCTTTACTCAGCTTTCAGAGGCGTCTCGTAACTTTGGTCTTAGCTCTGCGGATACGATGGGTATTATGCGTGCTCTTGAACAGTCCATGTCTAAGGGCAAGTTCATGGCTGAAGAAATTCGTAACCAGATGGGCGACCGACTACCTATTGCGATGGCTGCCCTTCAACGAGCCGTTAACGAAGTTGATGGTGCGCAAGTTGATCTTAATAAGCGGTTTGAAGAGGGCACGCTAGACGTTGCTCGATATGCCGAAGAGTTTATCCGGCAAATCAATATTATGTCTGGTGGCGCGGAAACACTGTCCCGCACGTCTAATACTATGGCGGCGTCGTTTGGTAGGTTGGGGACCGAATTTTCCCGCACGACGGCAGAACTCGGGGAATCTGGATTCTCTAATGCGGTAATTATCGCTACGGAAAATCTTCGGCGGCTGCTTGAGTTTGCCCGTGAAAGCGGAGTTGTTGACGCACTAGGCACGGCTTTTGAAGTTGCCGCAACCCACATAAACACTTTTGCTGCCGCAATTATTGCGTTGTCTTCCCTCGCTATTGTTCGCTTGTTGGTGTCATTTGCAGCGTTTATCCCACAACTTCGACTTATTCATGCCGGGTTTCTTGCCGTTTCTGCGGGGGCGGTTTTGGTGGGGAGCAGCACGGACGTTGCGGGCCGTGCGATGGATCGTTTCCGCTCCTCTGCGGCAGACACGTCTCGCGCTGTCGATAAAGTTAAGCAAGAAAGCGAAAACTTCCAAACTATCCTTGAACGGGGTTTTGCGATCACTGGATCGGCTGCTACCGAAACCGACAAACTTATTACGGTGTATACGCGGCTCGGGGATTCGTTTGAAGTCGCGGCTCGCAAAGCAGCACAGTCGTCGCTTGTCATTATGGAAGCGCAAGCCAACATCGCTAGAAGCCGGCTTCGCGAGGCGGAAGCTGCACTTCCGCAGCTTTATGGCGCGATGTCTCCAAGTTTTAGAAATCTCTCCGGTGCGGATAGCATGTTGCAGAGAGGTTTGCGTTCGCAACAAGAGGCTTTCCGCCCGAACCCGGAGGCGATTGCTGCTACGCAATCTCGATTGGATAACCTACAGTCCGTGTTGGCCCCGATCCGTGCTGTCATTAATGGGCTCACCACGGCAGAAGATGCAGCAAGGCAACTGCGCGAACAATTCGGCGGCCCCAATGGCCTCCCCGAGAATATTCGCGATCTAGTTCCGAGTGTTGCCGCGCTTGCGGAAGAGTTGTCTAAAGCCTCCGTTAACGGCGATTTTAACACCGCGATTGTAACCGCCGTCACTTTGCGAACGGAAGTAGCCGCGCTTGCTTCGCAAATAGCGACTATGCGGGGGTATGCGGGCGACGCGCCCTTACCAAACCCCAACGATACTATCCCCCTTCCGCCCCCGAATGCGCCTGCGGTTCCTGGCGCCAATAACGACCGGGGAGGCAGGGGCGCCCAAAACGCGGTCAAAGAGTTTCTTGATGACCTTGAGCGCGTCGCTAACCGTTCGCCCGTAGCCGCTGGCGCTACCCGAGAGGTTGCTGACGCCCAAGACCGGCTTCGCGACGCGGCCCGTAACGCAGGACAGCAAGTTAACATTGAAAATGATTTGCTGCGTGTTCAAGAACTCACCTTGCGTCGCCTCGCGAGAGAAATGGAAGAAGTTCTGTCGCAAAATGAAAGGACCATTGCGGATAATAACCGCATTGCGGATGGGTATTTTCAATCCTCAGAAGCTGGTCGCCAAGCGGAACTGAGCGTCCGCGCATACGCAGAAGCAACCAAGTATGCCATCCCCGGAACACAAGAACACGCCGTCGCTCTGGAAAAATTTGTTCGTGTCCTCGGTCGTGTTGAGAGATCGGAACGTCTGTTGGCCGCTGGCCGACAAACCGCGCAGAACAACGACGAAATTGCCGTCCTTGAACGTGAGCGCGAACTTGTCACCGCGACTGTCGAACAGCGTGAAATCGAAATTGCTTTGCTTCGCGCACGTCAGCAATACGGCGCCGCGTTTACGCCCGAACTTGAAGTGTCTATCCGCGCTCTCGGCGTTGCCCGAAGCCGCACTGAGCAAGTTCGCAATTCGTGGGATGAACTTGCCCGCTCTGGCGAACGTGCATTTGAAACGATTGGCGACGCTATTACCGAAGCCTTCGCCAAGGGTGAGATTAGCAGCATTCGATTTGGTGACATTGCTCGTGCGGTCATGTCGTCGGTGGCGCAAACGGCTCTGCGCATGGCTGTCGTCAACCCAATCCTCAATGGCATCTTCGGAGGCACCCGTGCGACGCTTGGGGGGCTCGTAGACGCCGCTGGGGGCGGTGGCGGCGGGGGTGGTGGCGGGATGGGCTTCCTTGGCTCTATCGGGCAACTGAGCGGCCTTTCTAACCTTCTGCCGGGGGGTGGTTTTAGCGGCATTGGTGCAAGCATTAACTCTTGGGGCGCGTCCGCGTTCCCCAGCATTTTCAGCAGCGGCGCACCCGCCTCTATCGCGACGGCTGGCGGGGTATCCATGCCCGGCGCGGCGTCCGCTGGTAGCCTGTTTGGGGGCACTACGCTCATGGGCGCCCTTGGCGGCGTCGGCGGCGGGTTCGCGCTTGGCAGCCTCCTGGGTGGTATGGTTGCTGGCAATAGCCCCGCCCGCAAGACCAACAGCATGATTGGCTCGGGAGCAGGCGCTTTGGCTGGCGTGGGGCTGGCCGCAGCGTTCGGTGGTCCTGTCGGCCTGTTGGCAGCCGGTTTGATCGGTGGCGCGGGCGGCGGTCTTCTTGGTGGTCTTATCGGTCCCAAGAAGGGTTTCTCTGGCGGCGACGCTTGGGTGCAGCTTGACGAGCGTGGTATGCTGCGATTCGATGGCGCGGCTGGCAAGGGGTTTGACACTAGCGAAATCGCACAGCAGACGCGCCAACAGGCCGACCAGATTAACCAAACCCTACAGAGCCTTGGGCTGTGGTTTAACGGTAAGGACTTTAAGGCGCAAGACCAGTTTGGCTTCGGCTCTGTCGGCGGTGGCGAAAGCACAGGCCCCCGTTCTCTTGAAGAGGCATTTGCCAAGAGCGGAGCATTCCGCCGTCTGTCCAGCAATAATTCGCGTGTGCAGACTGCCCTCAACACAGTTGAGATCAGCAGCTTTGATAACCTAGTCGCTGTCGTCCAAGAAGCTACGGCGCTCTCCGATGTTCTCGATAACATCGGCAAGCCGTCGAGCGAATTTAACGACGCGATGAAGCAACTCAACGCTAACTTCGATGAATACACGAGGCAAGCGCAGCGTCTTGGGTTCGGTGAAGCGGAAATCGCTGCCGAACGCAAGAAGCAAATCGACCTTATGTATAGCGAACGGCAGCTTCGTCTTCAGACCATTAGTGATGAGATCAAGATTCGCGGCTGGCGCCTTGAAGGTAAGGACGCTATGGCTGACGAACTTGAAGCGTCTATCAATCGCGCGCAACAGATTAAGGCGCTGACCCAAGATCTTGAGCAAATGGGTTATACCGCCGAACAAATTGCCCCGTTTGTTGAGAACTATGGCAACCTTATAGACCGCGAAACCAAGCGCGTGTTTAGCGACCTCCAAAACAACATTAAAGACTTCCTTGAGGGGCTTCGCACTTCCGACCTTGGTGGCTACTCGGCGCCTGACCGGCTTGCCTCTGCACGCCAATTCTATGACCGTGACCTTGCTGCCGCACGCGGCGGCGATAGGGGCGCGCTTGAGGGCCTTACGGGCCGTGCGGAGACGCTGCTTAACGCTGCACGCGACAACTTCGCCAGTAGCTTCCAATGGAAGGCTGTTCGCGACTATATTCAATCCACGCTTGGTGAACTGAGCATCACCAAGTTTGCCAAGGGTGGTATCCCCGACGTGGTTTCTGAGCCGCACATCGCCTCTATGGCGATGTTTGGGGAAGCAGGTCGCGAAGCCATTGTCCCTCTCCGTCGCATGTCAAACGGCGACCTTGGCGTGGCGATGGGCGGCGGCAATATGCAAGCTGTTGTTGCCGAAATCCGTGGCCTTCGTGAAGACAACATTGCTCTCCGTCAAGAAGTCGCAAGCATGAAGAAGGAACTCGTGAAAACCACTTTGCGCACCGCCGAAGCCACTGAAGATACGGCTGACAGCAATCGCCGCATGGTCACGCAAGCGCCTCGTGAGCGGGTGGGGGCGCGGGCCTAATGGCATGGCTTATCCGCATGGAGGGGTACGACGTTACCCTCTCAAGCACTGTTTCGTATTACTTTAGCGACATTGGCTTTCGCACAGTCTTGGCCGACCCGTTGCCTGTAACCTATTGGGATCGTCGGATTGTCACCCCACCTGGGTTCACGCAAGAAATCTTCAACAACGTCTCACTCACGGGTGCCGCGCAGACTTCATTTGGCAAGATCACACTCGCTAACGAAGATGGTGAACTCGATACGTTCGTGTCCGTTTGCTGGGATGGTCACGACATTGATGTATATTACACCGATGTTGTTGATCCGGTATTTTCTGATTTCGACCTAGTAGCACAATGCGTCATTCGTAGCCTGACGGTTGGTGATGAAGTTGAAATTGATATTGTGGATAAGCGTGATCTTACGGTTATCCCTTTCCAAACGGATAGCTTTGCTGGCACTGGTAGTGAGGAAGGCACAGCAGACTGGACTGACGTAACTAAGCCCCGTGGGCTGGGCGTGTGCCTTCAGGTTGAACCTCACCTTATTGACGAGGTTAACAACGTCTACGCATATACCGATGACCTCGCCGGTATTGTCGGCGGCGTGATTGCATTGCGGGATCGCGGTGTGCTTCTTTCAAGAGGCGGCAACACGACAAGTTATTCTGCTTTGGTCGCGGCGGCTATCACTCCTGCCGACTACGCGACGTGTGATACGCTCGGCCTATTTCGCCTCGCGGCTCCCGCCGATGGTCCTCTTACTGTTGACTTTGTGGGAATGCGATACGGCACGGACTTCCTAACCAACGGCAGCTTTGATAGTGGCTTGACGGGGTGGACGACCACGGGTTCTACGGGCGAATGGACCGCATCCGCCGTTACGGGCAACGTCCGCAAGACGGCAGGAACGGCGGGCACGCTTTTGCAAACCGTGTCCACCACAGCCGGTGATTGGTATGTGTTTGGTGTCACTTGCTCTACCGCTGCTGGTAACGTCGCCATGCGTGTTGACGGGGTAGATGTATTCCAAATTCTCGGCAAGGCGGGCACCCACCCTTTCCAAGCAGCGTCTACCGCCGCGACCATAGGTGTTGCTGTCTCGACCAATTTTAGCGGCACATTTGAAGGCATGACGTGCTTTCGCTTTCCTGCACGCGCGGGGGATATGCTTGATTGGGTGTTGACGCGTCCCGGTGGGTTTACTTCGGCGCAAATAGAAACTGCCGATATCGCCGCGCTCAACTCTATCCAAGGTGCCGCTCTTCAATACTTTACGCCTGCCGGCGACGAACGGAAGGTTGCCGACGCGCTTACGGATATCGCCAATAGCGTCGGCGCTTGGTGGAGTTTCGACGTAGAGACGGGCAAATTCCGTGTCCAGCGATTTGATACGCCGGGTAAAACCAACATTGAGCCCAATACCCTTGGACCTTCCTTCAGCCTGACGCGAACGCAGACTTCTAGTTTGACGGCGACCGCGCTTGCCAGCAACGGCTCTACCTGGGTGGAGTATGCAGCCAACACGGCGCGGTTCTATGGGAGTGACGCGACTCTTCGGATCGAGGGGCAGCGGACTAATGAGATAGCAAACCCGCGCGCACTAAACGCTGTTGTGGGTAGTCCTGGGACGATGCCTACTGGTTGGGTTGTGACGAACGCGGCGGGTTTGTCCACTTCGGTCGCTTCCGTGGGTGTGGAAGAGGGCAGAACCTTTGTTGATGTTCGTGCTGCTGGTTCCCCTACGGGGCTTACTTGGACTTTGCAGTTTGGTGGAAATCTTGACGCTCCCGCTTCGGCAAATCAACAGTGGACGAGTTCGATATTCGCACGACTGGTGGGTGGGACGCTCACGAATGTCTCAGTCGCTCGAAACCGTATCGTTGAGCGTAACGGTGCCGGTACGGCGCTAGTAACGTCGGACGTAAATTTCACTCTGTCTAGCGCATTCGCACGAGTCACACAAACTCGCACTGTATCTACTACGACGGTATCAGCGGTTAGTTTTCAGGTCGCGCTGGGTTTAGTAACTTCTGCCGTAGCCACTGACGTAACCCTACGCATTTCTTGGCCCCAACTTGAACTTGGTTCTTTTGCATCAACCCCGATCTTACCCGCATCGGCGGTATCAACGGGGGAAAGCACTCGGGGGGCGGATATAGTGACCGCTCCGCTTTCCAAGTTTGGTATCAGCAGCACAGGCGTTTGCACGATCCTTGGTCGCTCGCGCATCCCACAGAACGCGCCTTCTGGTATTAACCAAGTTATCTTCCAACTGGATGACGGAACTGAGAATAACCGTTACCGCTTTCAGAACAGCGCGGGCGGGGCCAACCTTACCGTAAGTAGAACTCAGGCCGCTTCAACCACTACGGCAAGCGCGACCAGCACGCATACAGCCAATTCGTTTTTCACTTGGGGCGTGACCATAGATGGCACAGGCAACATCATTTCTTACGTTGAAGGTGGCGAAGTAAAATCCGCAACCGGAACTGCGATTACGGGATTGCAGCATCTTCGCGTGGGCCACAACGCTACCGGGGGCGAGTCGCTTTTTGGTGATGTGGAATCGTTTAAGGTGCTTCCCTATACGGTTACTAGTGCCGAAATCATATCTGTAGTCGAGAAATATCCTGCCGATGCGATAGTGGTGGCGAGAGACATTTTCACCATCACCCCGCGTCCCGCCGATCTACGTCTCAACAAGCAAACCGTAAATTGGGGGAAGCGGTGGCGCCCCTTGGGCGAAGATGAATGTTCGGGTTCCGTCACAGACGTAAGCAAGCGTTCGCTTACTGCACCGTTCTTCCCTGTTATTTATACCTATGCCTCTACTCAAACAGAGGCGCGGACTTGGCGTGATGAAGTACTTGAAAGTCTTTTTGTCTACGAGACGCCAGCGGTGTCTGAGGCTGAGAGGCGCGGTGCGCTGTTTGGCCCCATGCGTCAGTCTTTTGATATCGAGCTTTATGGGGACAATCTTGATATTACCCCCGGCTGCACTGTAAACATCACCTATCCGCGCTTCGGACTTACTAGTGGCAAGAACTTCCGTGTGCTTCGCGTATCTCGCGAACCTATCTCTCGCGCCGTCACCTTTACAGTTTGGGGGTAATAGTAGGTGGGCAACCTCGCAATTCTTCGACATATTGAGAGCGACCGAGGGGCGCTAAGCGGCGGGTCTTGGACGGCTGCACTTCCGCTTGCCAACATTCGCACTCAAGATCAAGAAGAGAAGGCCCGCACCACCAACGCTTCCACTACTAGCACGCAATTTAGCGTGGACACAGGCACTACAGCGACTCGCTATTTCAATTGCTTCTTCATTGTTGGCCATAATTTGACAAGTTCGGCTACGGTCGAGTTTGTAGTGACTAACAGCACGACAGACGTGACCACGGCTCGTGAATATACTAGCGGACCCATCGCTGCCTGGACACCGACTGTGGTGTGGGGCGCCGATCCGTGGGGTGGTTTTGGCTGGGAAGGCACTAGCGAAGATGAGGTTTCGCCTCCGGTAATCCGGCACACCATGACGGATGCCGTCGCGGGCAGATACCTGTTTGTTTACATCACTGACCGCTCTAATCCTGATGGGTTTATCGAGATCGGGCGTTTTCTTGCGGGGCCATATTGGCAACCCGAGATCAACATGAACTACGGTGCAACGTGGCAATACGTTGACCCCTCAATTGTCCGCAGAACACCCTACGGGCGACGGTTTACGCAAAACCTTCCTATCTACAGACAAGCAACATTCTCGCTTGAGTTTGCCACAGTAAATGAAGCCTGGGGATTCATCGGGCAATGGCAACGCTTAGGTAAAGGCAAAGAAGTCATGTATATGCACGATATTGATGATCCCTCGTCTATGGCGCAACAGCGGGTCATGTATTGTGCTTTGGTGGATACTTCTGTTATTAATGAGTCTAGCTTTGAGCGGTATTCGGTGGAAATCACCCTTGAGGAGTTGACCTAATGGCGTGGTCCGTTAGCATTGATGGGGAGGTTTTCAGGGATACGGATTTTACGCCGTTTACTTATCCCACTAATTTTCCGCGCATTTTTGAGGCTATTTCCAACCAAGCGTCTACGCTTCGTGAAGATGTTATCGGCACCTTTGGCGTGTCTATGCTCGACTATTATGATTCCGCAGATGGAACAGACTACGCCCCCTCTCTTCGCCGCGCGCTGGCTTCGGGCGAAAAGACCATCTACATTCCAGAAGGTAACTACCGCTTTGAAAGCACAGACCCCTTGGGGGTTGGCTATGCAGTTCATTTCCGAGACAAAACGGGCATCACGCTTCGCGGCGCAAGTGACAAAACCACTACGCTTACTATTGCATCTTCGGCCAATGTCGGTATCCTTAACTTTGCGAGTTGCACGGACTGTGTAATTTCGGACCTTAAACTCGATGGCAATCGCGTGAACCAGAGCACGACTTCTAACGTGCATGGTATTCGTGGTGCCGAACTCACGCGCTGCCGGATTAGCCGCGTGACGATCCAAGATACCGTAGGTTATGGTCTCGGGCTTCAGGTAGGCACCTTTCTATACAACACGTTTGAAGACCTCACTGTTACTAGTTCGGGTAACGATGGTGTCGACGTTAAGAACAATACCTCAAACAATATCGGTAACCAGTTCACTCGTCTGCTTATCAGTGATTGGCGTCGTGGCAATCCCGCTGATCCGAAGGCGGCATTTGATACCCGTGGCGGTGTCCGCATTTCGGACAGCACGTTCTATCTTACGAACGTGACCGGATATGCGTCTAACATGCCGTTCCTCCGGTTCCGCCCGGACGAACAGGCCAATTTCACGTTCGTAAGCGCGGTTGGTTCTATCATCAATAACTCCTTTGTCACTGGCGCTTCTAGCGGCGCCACAGGCATTGTCACGGGCAGCACCAATGCCTCTACGGCCACGGTTACGCTTCGTGGCGTGGATGGTGTTTTTACCACGAATGAAATTCTGAATTTCGATAACGGTTCTACCGCTCGGTTTTCGTCTGCGTCTTATACCGTGCAAACGGGTGGCCGCGACCCTTCGGCTGTCAACTGCCGCGCATATGGGCCTATTGGCAATACCTCTACGGGTATCGGATTTGTCACTAGCCAATCCGGTAGCATGTTCATTAACTGCGTCGCGCGTAATCTTCGGGACGGCTTTAACGTCCAGACAAGCACTACAGCGGCTCTCGTGGATGGAAGTTACGCACAGTTCTGCAACTCGGGCTACTATATCGACGGTGACGACACCCGCATAATCGGATGCACCGCAGAAGGCGCGGTTGCTGAAGCTGTGTATCTTCTTGGGCAGCGCGGAACCGTCGTAGGGTTCCGTGGTCGCGAGTGCGCGAACGGCATTCGTAAGCAGGGTACATCGCTTGACGCCACGATTATTGATTGCCAATTCCAAACCACGACTTCTACTGACTTCCCTGGTTCGTGGACGCAAGGCACGTTCACCGCGTTTAACACTCCCGGCCTTACCAATGCCTTTGAGTTTAACGGACATAGCATCGTCGGCGGTAGCGGGCACCGCGTCGGCTTCTACGGAGGTAACGGCTCCACCAAATCGACGCCTCGCGGTGTGTCGCACACCCGCGCTTTGCAAACCCTTTTCTCGGCTATCTCTGAAACCGGGCTTGTTGGTAATGGTATCGTCAATGGCGTCGTTACGGGCTCACCTGAAACTGTGGTGTCTGGTAACGTAGGGGATATCGCAAACCGCACAGACCAAGGCGGGCATCTTTACTATAAGCAATACGGTAGCTCTAGCACCACGGGGACGACTACGGGATGGGTGCCGCTTCGTGTGCCCGCTCCCGGCACTATCATCGCTCCAAACTACATTGACCCACGCATTAACTTCTCGCGGACGCAAGCGAGTTCTGCTACTTCTGTGGTCCTCGGTCCCGATGGCGTTACATACCGTGAATACGGGGCCAACGACCCCCGTTTTCGTAGTCGGATGGCTCGCTTTACTTTTGAAGGGGCCAAAACCAATTTGCTCGACAATCCCCGTGGTGAGGGCATTGTAGCGGGCGGCACCCCTACCGGGTGGAGCCTTAGAGGCACTAGCGGGGGCATTTCACGCACCTATTCTAGTAGTGTAATGGTGGGTTTGCCTAGTGTCGTAATAACACCATCTGGCGCGTCAACGACTTCCGCGATGGCGGTGCGCTACACCATATCCTCTAACGCGGTTGTCTCCCCCAACACTACATACACCGCGTCGGGTATTTTCCGCCTAGTCAGCGGCAGCACGGCAGGGCTTTCTGCCTTTGCGCTCGCGGTTGATTGGTTGGACTCGGGTGGGACAGCCGTTGGGACGACCACGAATTTTGTCTCTTTGACTTCTGCTTCCGCTACGGCAACTAGGTATTCGGGTGTGTTGGTTTCCCCTGCTAGTGCTGCATTCGCTGCCGTCAATGTGCGGTATGCGACAGCCTCTTCCGGTGTGGTGGTCAACGCGGCCATCGAAATCGCCGCCCCACAACTTGAGGCGGGGCCTTTTGCAACCACGCCGGTTCTTCCTGCTGTCGGCAACCTTATGCCTTCTACCAGAAGTGCGGATTCCTTCTTCGCCTCTACCGAAGTGTTTGAGATTGCGAGCACGGGCGCTTGCACGATTGCGGGCTCTTTCGTCATCCCCGTTACTTCGGTTTCGTCGGCGGATGCGCAGACTTTCTTTGAAATCAACGATGGCTCCGCTAACAACCGCTACTTTATCCGTAACGATGCTTCTACCAGCACGGCTACGCTCTATCGCGTGACTGCTGGTGCTGCGTCTTCTGTGTCGCTCGGCACGATTACGCCCGGCGTCTTGTTCCGTCTTGTTATGACCATCGACGGTGCCGGGCGGGCCGCTGCAAGCCTAAACGGTGGGACTGTGCAGGCGGTTACAGGTGGACCCACGGCTAACATGAATATTTTCCGTATCGGCAATAACTCGTCTGGTTCGGCCCCTTTCTATGGCCAAATACAATCACTACGGCTTCTTAACTACGCGGTGACAGACGCGGAAATTCCCGCTATCGGCGCCAACGTAGGGTAGTCAGGCAATGATTAAAGAAAAATCCTTGGTGGGTGTTACAAGTCTACTTGGCCACCCTTGGTCGTTTATCCGCATCTGCGCAATCAGCATTCTTTTCTTTGTGTCGGTTGTTCTAATACAACCGGAGGCTGTCTTTGAACGTAGCCAATCATACGATATGATGGCTAATATAGCTACCGAAACACAATGGTCGATTGCGCTTTTCTTAATTGCGTGCTTCTACACATACACGCTATGCGCGAGCCATAAGACACTTTCTATCGTGGGAGGGTTGTTTTCTTTTGCCGCACTATCTACTATAAGCCTGTGTTTCTTTCTCAGCGCAGGGCTTTTCACTCCGGGTGGCGCCCTCTTCGGAGCAATGGCTATGCAAACTCTCGTGGCGACTTTTAACAGTGCGTTTAATTGGCATGTCGTGTAATGTCGGGGGTCGATATAGGCGCTGCCATCGTCCCGCTAGGGAGCGCGCTCTTTGGTGCGTTGGCTACGGCGTTTGTTGCGTGGTTGGGACGATCTACTAAACAAGATGAACTAAAGGAAAAGCGCGAAGAAACCCTTGAGGAAGCCGCAGAGCGCCTTACCCTCGCGCAGCTTACGCGGATGCAAACCGATATTGAGGCTTTGCGTTCGCGGGTGACAGAGTGCGAAGCGGAAATCCGGCGCTGCGAAAGCAAGATCAGAGAACTTCAAACTCGCGGCCACAAATGGTATCGTTGGGCACACGAACTTTTGCAGCACACGCTTGAGGCGCGCTCGCGCGCAACACCGCCTGAGAGGGGGTGGGCTCCTTTGCCTGACATGCCAAACAAGTTTGACCTAGACGACGACATATAAATCGTTGACAAGGCTATCTTGTCTCGCTAGACACCAACAGGTTTTCCCCTCGGAAGGAACATGATGCGCCCGTTCTCCTCGCTAAGTGCTGAAGAGTTTGTAGAGGTTTGGAAGCAGAACGGAAATTCACCGGCACGGGTATCGCGAGCACTCGGGATTGACGTGCGCAACGTCTATTCACGCCGGGATCGCATGGTAGCAGACGGATATGAATTGCCGTCTATCAAGCACACGCCCGATATGTCATCTTTTGCATATCCGCAACGCCTAGAGGTATCCCTCTATGACGGCGTGGCGGTCATTGCCAGCGACCGCCACAAGTGGCCCGGCGATGGCATCACGCCCGCCGAGAGCGCCCTGCACATTTTCCTAGAGCGTGCAGAACCCGATATCTTCATCCTCAACGGCGACCTGTTTGACGGCGCCAATGTGGGGCGGCATCCACCTTTGGGGTGGGAGCGCAAGCCTGACGCGACGCAGGAACTTGAAGGGTGTAAGGAGTTCATCGCGTCTCTTGATTACCGCCTCCCGAACGCGCAGAAGTTTTGGACAGTTGGAAACCATGATAGGCGTTTTGACTATACCCTTGCGCAAGCCGCCTATCAGTTCCGCGACATGGCAGGACTGCGCCTCTTCGATCACTTCCCTGGGTGGACGCATGGTTGGGCGCTGCACATCAACAGCGGTATCCAAGGCGGGCACACAGTCGTTAAGCACAAGCACCGTCAGGGCGTCATGGCAGCCCGTAACAACGCCCTGACGGCTGGTGTGCATATCGTGACGGGGCACACGCACGCCCTTACCTGCACGCCCGTAGAGGACTATCAGGGGCGCCGCTACGGGGTGGAGTGCGGCTTCCTCTCCTACCGGCAGCACCCGGCGTTTGAGTATGCCGAAGACGCGCCTTCCTATGCCCGTCCCGGCTTTGTTGTGTTGACATGGCGCGGCGGCGTGCTACAACCGCCTGAGTTGGTGGAAGTAGACGATGCCAATGTGGCGTGGTATCGGGGCGAGCCGATTGCTACGGCAAAACCGCGTGTGCGGGTCAAGGCAAAGATGCAGAAGGAGATTTGATGTGGACGACGAGTTTGAGCAAGACGTTGATTGGTGGAAGGGAATACTGCCCCCGCATTTTCTCCTTATTAGTCTCTCAGGTAAACACAGCGCAAGATTTTCTTGCAAACATACAGGGCGAACTTGGATTCTGGATGGGTGGCAAGCAGAATACCTGCGCGATCTTGTCGATACAGTGAACGGACTAATTGATGAAAATGCCCAACTTCAATATGTGTTGAACGCCGAACAAGAAAGGAATCGTCGGTGACAGTCCTAGTCGATAACGTGCCGCTTATTGGTATCTACGCCCCTTATCCACAGGCCGGAAAGTCCACGCTTGCCAAGTTTCTTGAGCAAGAATATGGTTTTCAGACGGTCAAGATGGCCGATCCGCTCAAGACTATGATTCGTGCCTATCTGAGCGGCATCGGAATGCCCGAGAACGATATTCACGATTTGATCGAGGGCGCTAAGAAGCACGAAGCCAATATGCTCCTTGCGGGCCGCACTCCGCGATACACTATGCAAACACTCGGCACTGAATGGGGCCGTAAGTGTATGGACGAAGATTTTTGGGTGAAGGCGTTTATCACAAAGCAGTTTGTGGTGCGGGAAGAAGATCGACCCGTTGTGTGCGACGATATGCGTTTCCCCAATGAGTATGAGGCAATCAAGAACGCAGGCGGTTTGCTGGTGCGGGTGCGTCGTCCAAGCATTGAGCAGCCACCTAAGCCTTGGTGGAAGCGGTTGTTCGGTAGTAAGGGTCATGCAAGCGAAGGATCGCTTAACGGTTACACCTTTGACTTTGAGGCCGAAAACACATATACCTCACCTGACGAATTTGCGAAAACCATCGGCCCCCGAGTGGCGGCTATGGCTTTCAACAAAGCAACGCGATCGCCGTGAGGCGATAGGGGCGGGGCGGGAGGGTTGTGTTCCCTTATTCTCTGTAGGAGATAATCGTGTCAGTGACTAACTCCCGTGGCTACCGCAACAAGTCGCCCATGAATATCGACTACAACCCCAGAAACCCCTGGACGGGGCAGGTCGGCCTAGGGGACCGTTGGCTCCCCGAAAACCAGCGACGCTTCGCTGAATTTGAAACGCATGAATACGGCATCCGTGCAGGCGCCGTCCTTCTCACCACCTACTTTGACCGACATGGCCTCAAGACCGTCCGGGGCATCATCAACCGTTGGGCGCCTCCGGTCGAGAACAACACGTCGGCCTACGTCACGGCAGTCGCCAAGGCTGTTGGTGTTGAACCGGATGATCCTATTAATCTCCACACCTACGAGCATATGCGTCCGTTGGTGGAGGCAATCATCCGCCACGAACTCGGCGGGCAGCCCTACGCGGCGTCTGTGATTGACGAGGGCCTCCGTATGGCAGGCATCCGCAAGCCTGTCACCACGGTCGCCCAGGCCGCTTCTACGGGCACCGGGCGGGGCGCCATTGAGGTAGGGGCGGTCGCCGCTGCCGCCACCGCTGCTGCCCCCGCAATCCAGGCTATCGGCGCCCTGCCTGTCTGGACGGGCGTGGCCCTTGTGCTCGGCGCGGTGGCTATCGCGATCTTCGTGGTTCTCAAGCGACGGAAGGATTAAGATGCCTATGCTCATATTGGCTTGGGAGGCTTTTCGCGCCTCCAAGGTCTTTCAGTGGTTGACACTTGCTGCGGTTGCGGTTATTGCGTTCTTCGGGATGCGGGCTCAACAGCGCGCCGAAGGTAGGAGTGAAGTGAATGCACAGAATACTCAACGGCTACTTGAAATCTCGCAAGAACGCGCTGCGGTGGAAATGGCTGTCACTAATGGCGCTGACGACCCTCGCGATCAGTTGCGCGCCCGTTGGAGTAAATCGGGAAACTAACGCTTTTTGCGTAGCCGCCCGGCCCATCTTTATCACGCCGCACGACACGCTTTCTCGCGGCACGGCTTACGATATTCTTGCCCATAACGAAACCGGCGCCCGCCTTTGCGGTTGGCAGCCCCGATCCTATCAGGAGTAAAGCACTTGGCGCGTAAGAAGTCAGAAGTTGTGCTCGCCCGTTCTCAGGTCATGGCTATGGCCGAACGGGCAGTAGAAGATGGGGCCTTGAAGGCTGTCATTATCTACATTGACAAGGAAAGCCAAACAGGGCTTACCATTACGGAAGAAACTTCTGTGCCGGAAGCAGTTTACATGCTTCGGGTTGCAGAGCATATGATGATTGGTGGTGATCTCACTACCGACGCAGAGGATGACGAAGAAGAAGGTATGTGACTTTTGCGCGTGTAGCCCAAATGCTAGAGGCGAACGCCTTAAAAGCGTTTCCAGTGTCAGTTGGAATCTGACCTCGCGCACCAGACCATAGGCCCGTAGCTCAGAGGTAGAGCACGAGACTTTTAATCTCTTGGTCGTGAGTTCAAATCTCACCGGGCCTACCAATTACGGACGTGTAGCACAATCGGCTAGTGCATCCGCCTTGTAAGCGGAAGGTTGTGGGTTCAAATCCCACCGCGTCCTATGGGCCTATAGCACAACTGGATAGTGCATCGAAGTTCTAGTTCGTAGGTTGGGGGTTCAAATCCCTCTAGGCCCGCCACTTTTGCCCTGTCATCTAGCGGTAGGATGCGAGGTTTTGGCCCTCGTCACGGTGGTTCGACCCCATCCAGGGCAGCCAAAAGAAAAACCCCTAGGGCCATAAGCCCTAGGGGTGTTAGAGGCGCAACGCCTGGGCTGATTAGCCGGCGATGCGGGTAGCAAACTGCGGACGGATAGTCTTTGCGCCATACAGCACATCCATCGCAAACCTCTCCTGCTTGTTCTGACGCGACACTTCCATACGCATCGTCAGGCCCGAAACCGGGTCCGTCATCTGCGAAATCATGGTGCCGAGTTCGTTGCCGTTGCCCACGCCCGCGAGCGGACGATTGACGAAGGCGAACGCCTCGCGGTTGAAGGCGAGGTTGACCACATGGGTCGCGCGCTTGGCAACGTCCGCACCAGACGAAGCAATCGCCACCAACGCCGGACGGATCGACACCGCAGCCTTGGTGCCCGACAGGGTAGCCTGAGCGGTCACAACGTAGGTCTGCGTGTTGCCAGCAATGGAGAAGATATCGCCAACAACCAGGGTGCCACCCACCGAACCGATCAGTTCAAGCGAGGTAGCGCCAGCAGCCGTGGTGGAGGCAACCGTGATGGAAGCCGCCGTGCCTGCCGTGTGGGTGCGGACGTTCGTGGTCTGGAAGAAGTCAAACCCGAACTTGCGACCAAGGCGACCCTCGATCTTCACCGCTTCGTCACCCGTGCGCTCAAGGTCGCTCATCGCCGGCACCTGAAGCAGATTGGCTTCGGCGTCGGGATTGATGACCATGCGACGCTCGCCCATCGGAGCAAGCTGCTTGTTGAGCACGCTACGGGCGTTCACAACGTCAGCAACGGTAGCCGAGAACGGGGTGGCGCCAGCGGTGCCGACGTAACCATACACGTCCACATACTGAGAGTGGATATGACCGTCCATCGAGTTCGCCAGAGCGCGCACGGCTTCAGAGACGTTCATAGGCATGAACGACTCGGAAGCCTCGATCTCCATACGCTGCTTGTCAGTGATGAAGAACGGCACTTCCTTCCACTGGTCGAGCGGAATCTGCACCAGCGTCGGGGAGCTATCCTGCGCGGAGCTAGGCGTCACGCTCGGAGCCACGTCGGTCGCCGTGAAGGTGTTGGACACCGGCACGTCAATCGTGGTGCCGCGCATCGCACCCATGCCGCCGAAGTCGCCATTGACGAGACGGGGCATAACGGCCTGCTCGCGGAGGGCCAGGAGGCCACGCGCAAGCAGCTTCGGAACAAGATTGGAAAGGCTATTAGGCATTGAAACCTCCTACGGGTTAAGGTTTACCGGCAATCCCGCCGATGAAAACCAAAATGTTTCCACGTCCGCATTGACGCCACAAGCATCGGCGGGATGCTTCCAATACCCCGCAGGGGTATGAAAACTATACACGAGTATCTTTATTGGAACAAACTCCACAAAGTCAAGATACTCGCGTATGTTTTGACTACTTAACTGGCGAGAACCACCTTGCCGGAAGCAATCGCCTCAAGGTTGTTGCTCACGGCGGCGCTATCGGCAGCGTTGATACGCGCCGGCTCATTGCGACCACCACGACCCGTTCCGCCATTCGCGCCACCACCAGACGGCACGCCGAAGAAAAACGGATTGGTGTCGCGCAGAGAATCAACAAACGTATCAAGCGTATGGGGGTTGCCCTGACGGTCGATCACATCGTTGACCTTATCGGCGCGAAGGCGAGGCTCGCCCTTTTCGTCGTCAACCTCAAACAGCGCCGCTGCCTTCATATAGATGTATTCGCTCGCTTCAGGCAGGGCCTTGGCCTTACCAACAGCCGTGTTCACCGCAGTAGCAAGACGTTCCTGCTTCCAACGGTTCTGCATAGCCTCGGCGCGGGCAGCGGCTTCCTTGGCAGCGTTTTCAGCAGCAATCTTTTCCTGCTCGACGCGCGACACAACCGACTTGGTGCGACGATTGATGACCTCTTCGTAAGCCGTCTTGCCTCCCTCGACAATCATGCGAAGGTCAGCATCGGCCTGCATCTGCTCCATAAGCGCGCGGGCCTTCTCAATGTCGCCTTCATCACCAAGCGAACGCAGCTTGTTCTCAAGGTCGCGAGCGGTTTGCTTGGCGCGCTTCGCTTCATCAAGCAGTTCTTGGTTCTTGGCCGAAAGGCCCGACACCGCCTTAGCGACAGCAGCCTCGATCATGGCGTTGATATCGGCACCGGAAGCACCGCCGCCAGCACCATCTTCGGGGGCAAAAGTAGCACGATTAAAACGGATAGGCATAATAAATCTCCCACAGGGAACGACCAACTAACCGGGGTCGCGGTTCGGGCAGGGCACAGCCCCGCGAAAACTAGTTTACCTCAGTCACCTTCTGTAGAAAGTGCTCGGGGTGTTTTGCAAGACTAGCGGCGAGCGAATCACCAATAAAAAAGAAGCGGTTGGGTTCGCGCTTGGCCTTGCGAGCAAGTGACGCAGCGGAAGGCAGAAGGTCGGCTTTAGAATACCAACCCTTACCGTCCACCATTTTCTTGTCATATAGCGTCGGGCCAGAGGCATTGCCTGCCGGCTCCTTGACACCGGGGGCGTAATACTCTGCGCCTTCACGCCAACCAAAAGGGGCACCGGCAATGTAGATGCGCTTTGCGCCCATATACTGCGCCGCTGCTACCGCGCGATTGACGACAGTATATCCACCGCACGCAACATGCTCGGGTTGGCTATGGTCGGGGAAATACTTGGCATACAAGTCCATTTCGCCCAAACCGTTTTCGGTAGCGCCGCACGCCGAATGGAAAATCCGAATATCGGCCTTGTTGGCGCGGAGATAATCGAACATCGCTGGGTGGCAAGACGAAGCGACGATGTAGGTAACGCCTTCTTGGATTGGCGTCTTCCTAATCTGCTTTTCGCCGGGGTCCATAGCAAAACTATACGACACCTTCACACCGCGCTCGCTAAGCAAGCGAATAGCCTGTTTGACCGCGAACACTACATAGCCAGCATCAGCAAGGCGCTTGATCTCGCGGATGGTGGCGGGCTCAACCAGCGTAGGGGCGGTGCCGCACACAACCACACCTTTATTTTTGAAAAGACTGCCCTCTTCAAGAAATGGCAGCCCCAAACTGGCTGAGTATTTGATATTCATAGGCAAAAAAGGAAGCTGCGGATTGATTAGCTTCATTTCATTCTTAGACATACAAACGCTCCTTAAGAGTTGCTATCGTCTTTGTCATCGTCGTTGCTGTTATCACCACTACTATCCGACGATGTTTTTGCGCGCTTCGCTTCAATCTCGCGCATCTTGGCGGCTTCTTCTTCGCGCTTAATCTTGGCGCGCTTCGCTTCAGCCTTCTTAATCAACTCAGGAATATCTTGGGGCGTAAACGATGCAGGCAACATTTCGCCCTCAAAAAGAACCTGATAGTAAGTCTCGTCATCAATATCGCCCTTCTCGTGTGCGCGATCAAGCTGCAACCAAGTCCGGTATTCGATGGCAGCACCAACGAAGTCGCGGTTGAGACGAACGGACACGTCCTTGGGATTACGGCCCTGCCACCGCACCCAAGTCTTTAGAAGGTCGGTAAGGCCGGTGTCGATAGCCGAGACAATCTCATGCAGAAGGGAAGTCTCACCCTTATCGCGCATCGCAGCCACATCAGAGGCTTCGGCAGCCGTGTTCTTGCGATCACTGACGAGGCGAGCACCTAGACCGGACATTTGCTGTTCAAGTTGGTTGCAAGCACTTTCAAGATATTTCAGGCCCTCGCCACGGTATTCAAGGATGCCGCAGCCGTTGGGCTGCTCCACAAGCCAAACCGTGTTGGGGCCGACGCGGTAGGTTACGTCGTCGTTATTGACCGGAGCCATAGCCCAATAGGTCGGGGTTGCGGTATAAAATTGGCCGTGAGCAAGTTGCGCCGAACGCTGGAAATGCAGCTTGTTAAGTTCTGCAATATCGAGAATAGGCGACTTCTCAATCTTCAATCCCGTTCCGCGAGCATTGAAGCACACAAAAGGCATATCGTTGTAGAAACCGCCCGCACCGGGGAGAGAGGGGTAGGTTGTGCCAACCAAAGCGTATTGAGAACGCCCGTCGAGAGACTTTTGTTCAACATAAATTTGCTGCCCGTAGCGCCCATCGTTATCAAGGAAAAGAACGCGGTAATATTTCTCTTCATCCGAACCAAAACCATCAGCGGCAGGCACGGCACGGTATTCGCAAAGCACGACTTGATCGGCAACCACGCGCTCGTCTGGCATCTTGACTACGCGCCAGTTGGTGATGCTTTCAGCCGGGTAAGACGTGAAATAGGGGATGCCACCATTGGCCGGGGCGTCCACAAGCGCGCCAACTCGCCCCATAGAAAGGGTTTCGCGGAAAATGTGGCGGGAGAAGGAGAGGAAGGATTGGTTGTCAATTGTGCAGCGGTCAAGCAAAGGGCGAAGAGACTCGTTTGCGTCGCCTAGAATGATTTTAGGTTCGCGGCGGAATACCGCCCCAACAAGACCATTGACGGTGCGGGCCGTGGCGTTAAAGAACTGCGCCCGATTAGCGTAGGCGGCATATTCCATATAGTCCATGCCGGTAAGCTTAGGGAGATACTTGTCACCCCCCGCCCGAACCGCTTTAGCGCCTTCGATAACATCGCGGATCAGCCGCCAATCGTCGGCGTGTTCTTTATAGGACTCTGAAGGCGTGTTTACCGGCATCTGTCAATACACTCCACGATAGGTATTTCAAATGTGTATCGTGGAGTGCGATGGGTAAAGTCAATAGCCACCCCTTGATTTATGGGGATTTTGTTTCTTATACACAAGGTCACACATTGTCAATGAGGAAAACTGTTATATGTCCGAAGATAGCGCCGCAAAAGTAGTTCCGATCAAGCCGGGGATGAAAGTCTCGCGGAAGAAGAAAAAGACGCGCGCTTATCGCTCGGGTGCAGATTGGGAAACCCTTGAATACTATTACAGAATTGGTTGGTCGCTGAAGGATATCGCTGCCCTCCCCGAAGCCAAGGGCATTACCTCACAAGCTATCTCAAATCGCATTTCCCGTTACAAGTGGACTAGAAACTTAGAACCTCGCGTAGCCGATGCGGCAAGGGCCTTGATGCTTAACGGGGATGAGACGCCTAGGCAGGCTTTACGGATGCTTCGCGGCAACTCCCAAATCCAAGATGAGGTTGTGCTGACGGCTGCCGCTGAAGTGGCCGAACGGTTGAAGAAAATCCGTGCCCGCACCAAGCGTCTCGATAGCATCATTGACCGGGTTGCTGATCTTATGGAAAACGAAATTGGGCACCTAGAGATTGAGTCACAAGACGATAGTAAGCGAGAGTTGGTGCGCCTTAACCTCAATCGTCTCACCAAGTCGCTTGGGCAGTTGGCGACCACGGTGGGCAGGGCCAATGAAGAAGAGCATCGCAACCGCAACCTCGCGCCTTTGATGAAGAACAAGGATACAGTCAAGCCGCTTCTGGTTAAGAAGCGTGCGGTCCTTGACCAGCTTGACGCGGGCGAGGATGACGACGAAGGCGAAGTCTAATGTCGATTGATAAACTGAATTGGCAGCCCGAACCGGAGGAGAAGGATAGGGCAATCGCCAATCTTGGCCTTCTCCCTTGGCAGGCGCATGTCTATCTACATCCTGCCCGCTATCGCGTGGTGTCGGCGGGGCGACGTTCGGGTAAGTCGTTCCTTTGTATGCACGAGCTTTACCGGGCGGCCAATAGCGTTGAGAAGGGGCTTGTTGTCTATATCGCCCCTACGCTGAAGATGGCCAAGCAAATCATGTGGCGGCAGTTGCTAGACATGATCCCGCCTGAAGTGATTAGCGAAATCAACCGCACGGATATGTCGTTGGTGCTTAAGCGCACAGGAACGATGATCCGCCTGTTCGGTGCGGAAGTGCCTGACCGCCTTCGCGGCCTCTCGATTTCGTTTGCGGTGTTTGACGAAGCCGCCGACATTGACGAGGCGATGTGGTCTAAGATTGTTCGTCCGGCACTCGCGGATCAACAGGGTGACGCTCTGTTCCTGGGCACCCCGAAAGTTAGCGCGGGGTCTAAGTGGTATTACGAACTTTACTGCCAAGGTCTTGATCCGGGCAAAAAAGGAATTTATGGGTTTACGATCACTACGGCCAAGGCGGGTATTGTTCCTGAATCCGAAGTCAACGAAGCGCGACAGTCTATGGATAAACATACGTTCGCGGCCGAGTTTGAAGCGTGCCACCTAAGTTGCACCAAGGTTCCCCTTTTCGGCGGCGGTTTCAAACCAATTTCAGAGATTGAGGTTGGGAATAAAGTATGCCATCTTACTGACGCTGGCGATGTTGTCCCCGTAGAAGTCAAAGCGGTTGGTAAGACGGGGTATAAGCAAATCGCTCTAATCACGCTTGAGACAGGTGAAACTTTCCGCGCCTCTGTGAAGCATAAAATGAAAGTGGGTGTTTAATATGGCTGTAGTTAACCTTCAAGAAGCTAAGTATCTTGAGAAAACCCCCGTGTATTGGGAACCACAAAGCCGAGAGGCTAAGTTGGCGGCGTTGGTAGCGTATAATTTGGGGGACGGGCACGCCCGTAAAGTCGTTCGTAAGCGCCGAAGCGGAAGTGAATACGTTGACATGCAATCTTTTTTTTATGGGAAAGGGTTGCCTGACATGAACAAGATCGCGAAACACTTGCTCGACTGTGGCATCATCCCAAAAATGAGAGAACCCTATGAACACAAAAAAACAGGGTATGCGTCCAACTACATAGTAACGGCAGCCGGTAGCGGGACAGAAAAGCTCTTAGAGGCTGGGGTTGTCATTGGCAAAAAAGTAGGGCAAGAGTTTAGCGTCCCCTCTTGGGTTATGTCCCATGAAAGCCTAGAAGTTAAGCGCGCTTTTATGGCCGCAATATGGGGTGCGGAAGGTAGCGCCCCGAAAAGTGAAGACAGCCCTTCCGCGCTAAAGCGCAATGCTAATCAGCGCGGATGCCGAACGCTTAAACTAGAAATGACGAAGCATCCGGGAGTTGATGGTTCCGCATTTTTTAGTCAGATGCGCTCCTTGTTATCCGATCTAGGGATTAAAAGTGAAGTCTCTAAGTATAGCCGAAGAGGCAATACTTGCTGGCTTTTGCTCATTGACTCGAACAAAGAAAATATCGTTCGTTTTCTCTCAGACGTAGGGTGCCTCTATTGCCAAGAAAAACAAACTAAGTTTTGGTTGTGGTCGGAATACCTAAAGGCTTACCTTTTTGATGCGAAAAAGAAAATTGAACCCCTACTGCGTCTTCGTAATCAAGGAGCGTCAGACGCGGAAATCGGGCGTCAGTTCGGTATGAAGACTTCGCGGATCACGAGCTTGCTCGCCCCGAAAGTATCCATCCGATGCAGCAAATCTTTCCCGCTATTCCCTGATTGGCTTGCGGAGCGTTGGGATGCGGAGCGTAAAACTCTAAAAGTATTCGTCGTATCGTGCAAAGAAAGTGGTCACGATGAAGTGTGGAACATGCACGTCGATTCGCATGACCGCTCGTATCTTGTCCAGTCGGGGATCAACAATTTCAATTCATGGGAAAGCCCCACGGGTAAAGTCTATCAGCCATTCCAACGAAGCAAACACGTTGTCTCCTACGTTGACGACGACGGTAAGTGCAACCTACACTTGGGCCTCGACTTTAACCGCTCACCGATGAGCGGCGTGCTCATGGTCAAATTCATTAACGGTGACGGTGATGAGTGCCTATGCGCGATTGACGAAATTCTTATGCCTAACGCCACTATTCAGCGGTATGCAGACTTGCTTCGGGACCGCTTTGCGGGTCGCAACCTCATCATTTACCCCGACGCTTCCGGTAATCAGCAGCACACCAGCGCAGGAGGCAACACCAACCATAGTGTGTTGAGAGGTATGGGGTTCAAACTTATTCACCCCCGCAAAAACCCCTCCATCACAGACCGAGTTAATACCGTCAACGGCGCTTTTCACTCTGCGGATGACAAAATCAAGTTGTTTATCCACCCCCGTTGTAAAGAACTTATTACCGCTCTGGAAAGTCTTGGCTTTGACGAGGGCGGTAGCGTAGCCAAGATCGCGCAATCGCGCTTTACGCACTTGCCAGATGCTCTTGGTTACGCAGTCATGCAACTTGCACCTATCATCAAGCGCAACTTCAGGGGCGGTATGGTGAAGCTGACAGGCGCTTAATCAGGCGGCACCACCACCTTCACCTTACCAAAGAACTCCCTGATCTCGCGCTTCGACATGCCATAGGCAGCACCAAGGTTATCAATACCTCGGTGCTCGTCAATGAGCGCGTAGAGCGACGCTGAAGGCGACGTAAACCGACGCATCACCGCCCCCAGCAAATCCATTTCCATCCGCGAAAACGTAACCGCCTGCCGCACATAGTCTTCCCACGCCTCAAAGGTCGCAGGGAACAGCGGCGCAAGAAGGCCGATGATGACTTCGGCATAGTCGCGAATTTCCTTCTGTGCGTGCGGGTCGGCGCGCAGTTGCAGGAAGTGCAATAGGTTATGCAAGTCGATCTTCCACACCCAAGACGTATATGTGTTGAGCGGAAGAACGATGCGCGCAGTTTCGCGGGCCACATCTTCAACAAGCATGTTGTTGTAGGCGCCGAAAGACTGTTCGGATGAATAGGCGATTGCCTGCCGGATTGGAATAGCGCGGCAGAGCGGAAGTGGTTCGCTTCTCCCCTGGTTGTTAGTCGCGCTTTGGTAGGCAATGTCTTCGTAGTCAGGGGTGAAGAACTCAGTGTCCATGACGCTGTAGCGGCCACTGTTCTCGTTGACGCTATTGTGAACAACAGTGTTACCCGCCGAAAAGTTATGGTAGGGACCGCTTACCGAAATATCGTAGGTCATTTCCTCTCCATCTTCATAGTGCGAAGACGGGTGTTCAAAAAATACTCCCAACGTCTGATCGACGCCCGTAGTCATTCGATCAGCGCAGTTTTCTTTTGCAGACCCAAAGCCCAGATTTGTCAAACGGTTGTTTTGCCTATTATTATCTAGGTGACGACACTGTTGCCCTTCTTGCCAAACGTGGCCGAAAGATTCAAGAACCAATCTAGATACATGAAAAGCAAGCGTCTTTCCGTTTTCAGAAAAACCCACGACCGAATAACCCTGCGGGTTCACGGTTAAAGTCTTCATCTTAGGGGTAGGGTTGTTTTTTCCACGGACAGGACTTCTTTTTCTAAAAGAGCGCACTCGACCCAAAGAAGACACTTCGTAACCCAGCATTTGCTTTGCGGGCACCCACACTTCATTTGCGATTTCATCGTCACTGAAAACGGGGGCTTCTGACGTAAAACCCGTGCTCTTGCCAAAGCGCGCAAAGCGTGCGTTTTGGGCCAGCGCATCCTTAAGGGGCAACCACCCCTTATCTGTATAACACCTATGATCCGCTGTAGCGCGGATAAAATCCCCGTTTGAAAAATTGACTCGGATCAGAGGTTTTACGCCGGACTGCCAAATATCGACAATGCGCGTGTGGTAAGGGACGTTACTACTTTCGTCGCAAGAACGCAGAAGCATCGCTTTAAGTCGATCCCTCTTAAAAAAAGGATTGGCTTGCTTATCCGGCCGCGTAAGGTTCTGAGTAGGTTGAAACCTATCGTAAATTTCTTTGATTGTAACTGGATACGCCTTACGACGACCGATCTTTACCCGCGAAGGTTGGTCGAAATTGATAACAGTGTCCCCCGAAAGACATGCCGTGCGATGCCTTACCCACTGACGAGCAACAAAGATTGGCGCCTTGATGATAAACTTGACTTCGGCCATTTCAAACGGACTGGTGTGACGTTGCCGAAGGAGATAACGAATAAGATCGCGGTCCTTGCGCGTAACCTTAGTGCCGGTCGCGTAGGACACGCGAGCGGCTTCGACAATAGCCTTGTCGCTACCCATCACGTCAATGAGACGGACAAAGCCGTGGTCAAGGACGGGGACGGCGGGGGACAGGTCGGGGTTAAAAGCCATCATCATACTCCCAATACTGGTGCGGGTTCTTGAAATATAGGACGCTTTGAGCGACGCCCCAATTCCTAGCAGAATGGGCGCGTCTTGCCAACTGCACTTTTAGGCTAAGGAAGAAGCGGGTTTTGCGGAAGCGGCGGATTGTGACGGCACGCGCTTCCCCAACAAAACGAAAACCGCTATTCACCACCTACCTCCTCTCGCATCGCCACAAGTTGCCGATGGACTTCACGCCAACCCAGAGAGTCGCTGCGCACACAACCTAAACCACTGATGTCCTTACCTTCGGGTAGGTAGTAACTATCTTCTTGTTCGATCAGCCACTCCAAATCCCGAATGATAACGTCGCGCACCAGCTTAGACTTTGCGCCCCATTCAAGCGCCCATCGCTGCCCGTCAGACACAATGTAAGACATGCGACCAATGGTGTAGCGGATGGCGCAAAGGGCCATAGTCTCTTCGTCTCGGGTCATGTGGTGCTCCTTGCGCGGATGGTGGCAGCAATAGTGCGATGGTGCTGGTCTTGTGGTGCGCGAGGGTCTAATTCCATGAAACCGCCGCGCACATTGCTGAAAACATATGCGTGTGTCTCGACCATCGCGGCACACGCTTCGCGTTCCTCGCGCCGTGCGTTTTCCTCAATAGCCGACAAACGGTTTGCCAGATTCACCGAAGTCTCGTGAGATAGCACAAGGCCCAGGTGTTCAAATGCCCAATCGGCTGCGGCTTCGGCCCCTTCATCTTTGGTCATGGGTTATTCCTCGCCTCAATGGCGCGGTAGTAAGACCCCGCGCCCGCCAATTCGTCATCGAGTAAAATAGGCTCAAGAGTTTCGTAGATATCAAGGCACGCCTCGCGTTCCTCGCGCCGCGCAGCCTCGACCAGCGTAGCGACTTCGGCGGGGGTGTGGCAGGGACCGAGATAGTCAAAAACGTATGCCGCCTCTTCCGGCTTGCGCGAAAAATGCGTAAGCGTCCCCGCCCACCACGGGTTAGTCCATAGGAGAATATGCGTTAGGCCCGTCTTGTCTCGCAAGGCGTGTGCGCCTTGCCTATTAGGCTCCAAAGGCACTCCCGGCTTGTTTGGGTCAGGCCAACCGCCCACGTTATCAACCATTCTCAATCTCCTTTTCTATCGCCTGTGTTGCCTTCTTGCGATCCTTAAACACTCCCAAGTGCCTATCGTAAGGCTTGTCAGGAAGCACAAGGATCGCGTGAACCTCAAAATCATTATACCTAACGGTACGGCCCGTCAAGATGCCATTTTGGTAGACGGGGGTTGAACGGAGGCTATTCGTCTGTGCCATCCATCGCCTCACGCAAACGAGGCAGCCGATCAAATCTTCCGGGGCGTTTAACGCCGTGGCGACGGCAGGCGTCTACCATGTTATCGGCAATTCCTCGCGCGCGTCGCTTTTCGTGCTTTGCCGCCGTCTTGCGCATTTCTAATCCTTCAGCAGTAGCAAGAGCGCATTCGGTATAAAAAGCGAATGCTTCTTCTAGCGTGTTAAAATACTTCTGAGGCCAAGATTCGTCACTCATTGCTTGCCTCCGCCGGGCTTGCGGCGATCATGGCGCGGTAATATTCATCAGCGTCGGTTTCGTCGCCAAATCGCGCGTTGCTAATCCGCACCGATCTTGCTTTTTCGCGCATTGCGTTCGTTGGCTCCCTCGGCACCACAGCCATGCCGATCTCTTTGAGATGGTCCAGCATCGCCTCAGCTTCCTCGCGAGCCTCGCACGACAAGTCATAGGCGTTCTGCCCGCCTTCCATTGGGTCCGTGTAGTAACAGAAACCCCGGCGGTACAGCGCCTCTATGGCCATCGTCTCGACCAGTTCCGCGCGCGTCATGGCGTCGGCTCCGCGAGGGCGGCGCGGAATGCCAGCAGCGTCCCATCGTTCAAATAAGCGCAGGCATCAATCTTACGCGCGCAGTAATCTAGTTCGGCAAGCAACCGTTCACCCAGCCCACGCAGCCGCGCCACCTCGGCCCGCGCCGCGTCGCGCTGCGCTTCCATCATGTCCGCAGCCGGAAACGCCGGCCCGCCATCGTCACTCATTCTCCCAAAACCCCAAAACGGTTAATCGTCATCAAGTCCGAAGTCCGCACGCCCACGCAAGCAGCGTTGGCGACAGGCGCGGGCTCGGCCTTGACAATAGCACCAAACGCCGCAGCCTGACAGGCTTCGGGGGTGGCGTGCCAGCTAATGTGCGGGAAGGTTGCTCCCGTGAACATAATGAGTAGGGCGTAGATCATCTATGCAATCTCCTTCTGTCTGTTGTCACCACCATCAACGGCGGCGGCGTATGTCCCTGGATAGCACCCTTCCAAAACCCGCACAAGTGACTTTTCATCCACTCGCGTATAAATCGCTGTGGTGCGGATTGAGGCATGACCTAGCAAATCTGCCAGATGTACTAGGTCAATACCACCCTGGTGCATGTGGGTGGCAAAGCTGTGCCGTAGCGCGTGTGGGGAGGCCGTGGAAGGCAACCCCAAGGTTTCGCGGTAGCCCTGCACCAACCGTCGCAAGTCGCGGTCAGAGAAGCCGCTGAAAAGCAATTTGGGAACCTCGCTAACTACCTCTCGATACAAGCGGCGGTAAGTCTCAACCGCTTGGGCCACGATGGGCAGCACGGGGACTAGGCGTTCTTTGTTGCCCTTGCCTGTGATGCGCAAGATGCGCTGGCTTAGGTCAACGTCAAAGGCCAGGGTTGTAGCCTCATGCGAGCGCAGCCCCGAACCATACAGAAGCAAGATGAGGGCGCGATCCCGCGCCACTTGCCAATGGGGCTTGGTGTTCGTAGGACGTGAGGCAAGAGCCACAACAGACTTGCACTCGTCAACACTCAGCGCCTTGGGTAGCGGGCGCTGAATACGCGGCCCACGGACGGCCTTGGCAGCCTTGTAGATGGGTGCGTTTACATCGTTGAAGGACTTGGCGAAGGAGCGAATGGCCGAAAGGTGCAGGGCCTTCGCGGCGGGGCTGATATCGCCTTGCGCGGCGAGAAACTTGCGTATCTCGCCGGGAGTAAGGTCGCGGGGATTGGTGGTCCCCGTCACCTTAATGAGTTCCTCAAGAGTGCGACGATAGGCGCGGATTGTGTTTTCCGAATAGCGTCGCGTCTTGAGGTCTTGAAGGAAAGCGTCGATCATGGTGCGGCGTCCAATCTGGTTTAAGGGGAAGCGTTTTACTTCCCCACGAAAATCGCCCAAAGCAGGCAGAGGGCGAAATACCCATACACCAAAACATACCCCATTCTACTTTGCAACCTTAAAGCCGTTGTTGGCCCAATATTCAGAAGGTCGCATATAGGCAATCATCTGGCCCATGTGGTGCGCGGCAATAGCATACCCACGGGAGAGAAGGTGGTCATGCACGCGCTGCCAGGGCGGGGTCATGTCGCTGCGCGGGACAGCGAGGGCGGCGATCTCGCGACGGACGTTTTGCATTTCACTCATTGGTTTAGTCTCCCTTCTTGAAATTGCCGCCGCGCATATAGGCAGCACGATCAACCGTAGCAGCATAGCGAGGCGTCGTGTCAGGCTTGTAGGGGTTGGCCATGATCCCCGCGAGGATATGCCCGCTAGTCCCCTTCGGATTCTGGCGTCGGCGGATACCCTTGGTGGCGTGCAAGGTGTATTCGTAATCGCCAAGCACCTTGAGCGAAAGGATGCGGCGGTTAGGGCGACCGGCGAAGCGCCGGGCGCAAGGGCCGACAGTGTGAAAGCTGCCGGGTTCCCATTGGGGAAAGATAGCGAGGTTAGTCATAATTGTCTCCTTCAAGCGGCGTTGCCGTCACGTTATAGACCTTGGTTTCGGGGATGGGAAGGGCGGCATTTACCTCAAACATGACATAGGGGCCGTGGCCTTCAATGTCGTGCGCGAGGTCGGCAATCACGAGGTCCGTGGCTTCGGCTTCGTTCGTGCCATAGATCGTGTAACGCCCGGTTTGGGGGTAGTAAATCACCTTGGCCTTGAGGGTTAGGGTGTTGGGCGGTGGGGCGACAGGGTATTCGTATTCGCCCCGGAAAAGGCGGCTTTGTCGTCCGTCAATCGTGCCGCAGATGCTTACTTCACCATCGTCGCAAACGTAGGTAACGAGATACTCCTTATCCATTTCAACACCCACATCGCAGATAAGCGATCGCACCATATCCCCCACCTTCGGCAGAACGCGCGGGGCGGGCGATGTGGTATTGACGGAGACGAGAGTATGGGTAGGGTATTCGACACGTTCAAAAAGTCGCGCGTCACGGTAGCGAACGTCGCCGTCGTCATCCTTAAAATCTACCCCCCAGCCGTCGGGGTGCGTGACGTAATAGATGTTGCCCTTGGTAATTCCGGGCTCGTTCTCTCCGATCCACCGCGCGGAGTAGCCTTCTTCTGACTTGGGCGGCGGGGGCACGTATTCAATTACCTTTTCGACTTTGCTCGGCAATTCAATGCACACACCTCCGGTGTCGTTGATAAATTTGACGTAATCGCCCTGGCAATACCGAAGCGTATAGATATTGCCTTGGGTTATACCGCATTCGCTCGGAGCGATCCACCGCACCTTATCGCCCGGCTTGAAGACGGCGCGAGGCGTGGCTTCAATTACCTTCTCGACTTCGCAAATAGAGCGGATGCGCTTACCGCCGTTATCGTCGTCAATGTAAACGCAATGTTCGCTCGTTTTTACAATTTCATAAACTTTCCCGTTGGTCAAACCATTTTGACTTGGCGCAATCCACCGCACCCTGTCACCTACCTTGAACATATCCATTTACTCCTTTCCCTCAAGAAACTTCTCAGCATCCGCCAGCGCATCGGTCGCCTGGGCATAGGCGCGATGGAAGCCGACATGTTCTTCGCTGTCAAATTCAGGCATCTGCACCATAAGGCTATCGAGCGCCTTGACAAGCGAGCGCACGACTTCAAGGGCGAGGGCTTCCTTCTTGCCGCTAACCTTGGCGACAGGGGGCGTAGCACCCGCAACCTTCTCAACCGTCTTGGCCGTCGCCTTTTTCTTGCCGCTAGCCTTGGCTTCGGCAACCGCCTCGCCAAGAATGGCCGTCGCCTTGGCGGCGCCCTGCTCGCCAATGACCTGCATGGCAAAGGTCGCGCTGACTTCGCCCTTGCTCACCATCGCCTGCACTTCGCTAGGCGCTGCCCGGAGGTCAAGATACTTGGTCACAAGCTGGGGGTTTGCACCCGTCTTCTTGGCGATCTCGGCTTCAGTCCAGCCAAGGTCAAGCAGGCGCTTATAGACGTTGCCCTGTTCAAGCGGCGTCAGGCGCTTGCCGCTGTTACGGACAAGCTGAGACAGAAGGCGGTCGCGTTCATCCGCGCCACGGGGCTCCGTCTTGACAGGAACGGACTTGATCTCAGCCCCGTAAGCCTCAATGGCAAGGCACGTCGCCATGAGCCGGCAATGGCCATCCGTCAGGATAGGCGTGTCACCGTCCATGTAGACGGTCAGGGGTTCCTGTACGCCGATTTCAGCGATGGACTTCGCGAGCGCCTCGATATGTTCCACATTTTCGGGCGTCGTGAGGTCGCGGCTATTCCAGCCGGG